AATTGTAATTTTAGTTCTCTTGTTATCATAAATTTTCCTTTTAAATTAATAATAAACATTAAATTTCATTTGTCAAGAGCCTAACCCCGAAGACCCTTCTGGGATTGCGGCTCTAAAGCTGTTCATAAACTTTTCCACCCTTCTGGTGCTTTAAAATTAAGTTCAACTTTCTTAGGATAATAAGAAGTATCTACGTCATAATTACCATTAAGGAAATACTTCAAATATCCAACCTCTGCTGGAGCAAATCCCATCAACTTTACAGAAGCACAATCAACCTCTACCAAGTCTTCTCCCATCACCAACACGCCGTCTTGTCGGCTAGTAGGACAAAACGGCCCATTACCCTCACCAGAAGTGATACCATCAACTATTGAAAAAAACTTTGTGGTAGATTTTCTATCCTCAATAAATACTTTATATAAATCAGCCGCCATCTTCCAACAAGTTTCATTTTTTTCTCCAGAACCTCTGTGTTTGTGACCACACGGCGATACCTCTGTATTGAGCATACTTAAATTTGTTTTGGTTCTTAATAGAAAATAAAGACTTTCCGGTGTTAAATCGTTTATTATATGTTTAAAAATTAAAGACATGTATCCACGTAAACCACTTGGGTTATACCACTCATCCCCACCTAACGACGGGCATCCTATCTTCCAGTGTATTAAAAAGTTCTTATCAGTATTTATCCCAACTAACCCCTTTATATTTAAAGTGGCTGCCACTTTACGGTGAGTTTTAAGTTTTGGAATTGATATAAACACATCAGAATTTAACATAGTGTTAGAAACACTATATTCATGCTTATTAAACAAGTGGTGTTTTATAGTACCCCATCTCTTTGTGTATATACCTCTAAAAAGTAAAGGATTATCTCTATAAAAAAGAGATCTTTTACCAAGATTTAAGATAGAAGAACCTTCAGGATCGCCAGAAAGTTTTTTCATTTTAGATTTAAAACCATAATATTTAAGATCATCACACCACTCATTACGAAGATCAAAAAATTTTATAGGGACATCATACCTACCCATTAACGCCTCTAATCCAGTTACACACATAAGATTTTCAAAGTCAGCGTCAATGGAAGGGCAATCACCGACTATAATTTCCCCTTTACCATTTAAAGCTATAGCTACAAAATCAACTACGGCTTTGATAACTGAAGGGTGTGTTATAACTGAATATATATCACCAACCATTGAACAGGAAGCCCTATAAACATCAACAACAAAATTAGGCTTTATAAATACACGGTTTCCTGGTTTTACTATATGTCCTAAAGGATTAGATACATCATAGCCTAAAAGTTCAAAACCTTTAAGCATTGCTTTATGGATGTGTGTATTATCTTCTAATATAGAATTAGGATATTCATCTTTTGTTTTTATGATAGATACATTACTCATTAATATTCATAAACCTCTCTAAACAATAAATTAACCATTTCTGATCTCCAGTAAACTTAGATATATCTATGTTATCCAAAAACTCTTCTCTAACTGGGCCGGTCCAACCTTCTAACCACAAATCCATTGGCCTAGCAAAAGCTATCTTTTCTGGGATTTGAAACTTAGGAAATCTTCGATTGAATAACTCACGAAGAACATATTTACTCTGTCCAGATCGTATTTTATTTATATCCAGTGGCCCAGATAATATTAATTTTTCATAAGGTTCATACGTATTTAAACCCAAAGCATTACCAAACGCTTGAACAATGCCTAACCCGTGTACGGTTTTTAGAAACCTTACAGTATTAAACTTCTCGTGTGTGATATAGTCCTCAAATATATAAGATAAATCAACTACGTCTTTAAGAACATCGTTGGGGGATACAAATGTATATCTTTCAATAAACTCTGCGCAAGTATAATCTACGGAAAGAAGTTTATCCAGACCGCCAAAAGTTGAATCGGCACCGTTACCTACTATAATTAAGTCTACTCCGGCACTTGTAAACTCTCTAGACGCTTTAAACAAACCAACCTCAACCGCATGCAGAGGGGCTCCTTTAACCAGCATCAAATTGTCCATATACTTTTCGTAATCTTCCCACCTAACATCTATAACTTTATGATCTAAGTTATATAAACCTGCGTATTCAGAGGCCATCTGACTTTCGTCAATAGCTCCTTCAGCTTCAAATCGAATAGTATAAGCAGGAGTGCCTGACGGTAGAAAAGAAGCTAATATAGCAGAATCTATACCACTACTCAAAAGAATTCCCGGCGAACGGTTCTTGATTGTAATTTTTATATCTTCCTCTAAAAAAGCATATATATCTTCAGAAGAACTAACTGGGACAGTGCCCGTCTGATCATCAATAACAAGTGACTTAACTCCAGGCAACCACTCAATGCCAGATTTCGGGATATATCTGAATGTTAAATATGAATTTAAACAAAATGAATTAAACACCATCATCACCTCTTAGCTTAATTAAAAGTTCATTTATTAGAGTAGAAGAGGTACCTTTAGTATAAGGAAAATATACTACCTTGACCCCATAATCTTTAAGTTTTAATTCCATAATCTGCCATTTCTTTGTACCATACCAATCATCACCAACAAATAAAATATTATATTTTAGTTTATGCCATGCAGCTACTTTATCAATTTCCCGTTGAGGTATTACTAAATCTACATAACTAATAGCTTCCACTATCTTTAATCTTTCTTCAAAAGGTATAACTGATTTTTTATTTTTGTAGTAAGTCAATTCATCCACAGTAACCCCCACCACAAGTTTATCACACATACTCTTAGCATTTCTCAATAAGTTTAAGTGGCCCACATGAAATAAATCAAACACACCAGTTGTATATCCTACAATATTAGTCATTTCAATACTATTCCTTGTTTATTTTCATACATATGGTTACAAGTAGAATCATCGCTTTTTGGAATAGCCCACCCTTTGCCAAAATGTAATTCTAAAATTTGTTCCGGATTGCTGGGTATAGAATAATTCTTATTGTCATATAAAAATGTAGTTAGGTTATCTATGTTAGCTGCCGGTAAAACGTATGTAGTTATTTTAGGTTCAGTAGGATCCTCTATAATCCAATAATAACTATTATTTATTTTATAAAATACATTTATTTCCACTTTAATATCAAAAGGTTTGAAATAACAAGAACGCGGACCGCTGTTTATTATAACTTCCTTAACACCATCAACCACATAAATTCTACATCTATCTTTATCCACTAAAGGCCCTAATCTATATGGGCCTTGCTCAAAAGACACTATAGAATCTCTTCCGTCGTAATAAGGATTTATCTTAAACCCCTTGTCTCTTATTATATCAACTACTCTTTCGAACTTATCCAAATCTTGGTCTCTTATTGCAATATCTATATCATTATCCCAAGAAATGAACTCAGCATCTCTGCACCAACCCAACAACAATCCACCGTAAATAAAATACGGTAGGTCGGCTTCGTCTAGAGACTCAACTATAACACGTAAAGCTTGTCTATATTCATCTGGCTTTTGATAAAACTTGTAATGCGGGGGCATCCAGATACCTTTTATTTTTTCAGTCATTGAAAATTCCTCCAGTATAAATTATGTATAATGTAATTCTTTCATCAATCTTATAGCCTTTTTTGAAAAAGTTTTTTGCCAATCAGCACAAAGATGTTTATAATACACTTTGTGGGCGGTTTTGTAGTTAATTAACTGTTTTTCTATTAGACCCATCCCTGAAATTCCTAAAAAGAATTTATCTTGGTACCATTAAGACCAGGATTTTCTATATAGTCTTCAAATCGAATAATTAAACTTTTAGTAGCATAATCATTGCCTATAGTTATCATCTCTGTTAACCATTCTGACCAAATTCTATATATTACATTAGGATCATTACTATTGTAACCAAAATGAGAACTTGGATATTGGCGTACCACACTACTGACCACATCTCTAGGGTCTCTATATATAATTATTAATATAAAATCTAAATTGTTTTCGTGTAATAGCTTAGCTCCTGGATTAAAAATACCCTTATCTCCAAAAAAACTATAACTATTATTAAAAATCACCTCTTCTAATTTCAATATTCTTTTCTTTGACGGTAATAAATCCAAATACTTTATAAATTCAAAATCAATATCCGCCGATAGATTGAAAAAATTAAGATTCTTATTTTTATATTATTATAAATAGATATAGCATGGTCATTATTAGGTGCATGCATATAAGTTCTTAACTCATTAGTCACACATATATCAGCATGAGTGGTTAATACACTACTTGTAATAGTTATTCCACATATAGATGGGCCAGTTAATATTAATCGCTGCATATCAAATGTTCCCCCCAAGAAACCTTTGACAAGCTTCAATAAGTACTAATTTTTCTTCCTTCTTGGCATGCCTATCAATACCAACAACATTTGTTTTCAATGGTTTACAAGGGACACCAGCCCACACTATAGCTGATGGGGATTCCCCTTTGTATACACCGTTGGCTCCTACTATACAATAGTCACCTAAAACAGCGTAAGGGTGAGTCGAACAATTAAGTCCCATATAGCAATACTTTCCTATTACAGAATGACCACCTATAACAGAACCTGTATGTAACACAACACGCTCTTTTAGATGTGCATCATGCCCTACATGTGACTTAGCCATAAGATAACAACCGTCATCTACTTTAGTAACTTCTCCAAATATCGGGGCATTAATGGTTACATATTCACGAATTTCTACATTGTTACCAATAACTACCACGCCACCACAATCTTCATGGGCGTTTGGGTGTTCACCAGAGAGGCCTATTGAGGCATTGTATATCTTACAATTCTTACCTATAGTTACCCTATCTGATATATAAGTGTAAGGCCCTATATAAGTACCTGCTCCTATCTTTACAGTTTCCACAACAGCTGTTGGGTGTATAAAATAAGGTTTGATATTTACCTCCCATAAATTTTTGCATATTCATCTGCAATACGAACGCTATGTTTATTAACAACTTTATAAAGAGATTTTATTTCTGGGGCTGGGACATCTGGAATAGGTTCACTAAACCATTTCTGATTAACTTTTTCTAAATTTACATTTTCTTCGTAAGCAGCTTTATACCCATTAATATGTTGCCAACCAGAAGGATGTGGGATAGTTATAGACATTCCAGCCGCTCTCTTTCCTATCTTAAGAGAAGTACTTATCTGATAATCCAACTTACGTGCCAACAAATCATGTGAAGACATGCCATAATGAACCACAACAATATCTTTCGAGTCAGAACCATTAATATTGTGTACAATATTCTTAACCTCTAAACTATTAGGACGATGTGCTCCTAAATGTATTCCGCTACCGAATTTAAACTTCCAACCAGTATCATTCTTCCACATACATATTGTGTGGTGGCCCCCCCAAAAACTATCCACTCTATACCACCACTCAGACCTCCATAGATGTATATAGTTAAAAACTACCATATTAACACCAAAGGAATTTAAGGCGTCTATTTTTTCTCGTAAAACACCCTTTGCATTGTGAGATAGTACCTCATCAGTTGCTCTTGTCATTATCCAATCAGGATTAACTGTCCTACACTGTTCAGCAACTATTTCCCAACGGTTACCACTATTGCTTGACACACTGTTCTCTTTTCTCCTCAATATGTCTATATGTGAATGGCCTCTAGTAAGCTCTACCAACCTATCAAACGAATCGTCTGTGCTACCGTCGTCTAAATACACAACGTAATCATACCCCATATCTATACAATTCTGGACACTACGTTCTATAAATACACTATCATTATAGACCGGTATACCTACAGCCAACTTGATACTCATCGAGTACCCCCAAACAACACTAAGCACCATTTTGTGACTGTGGTTCTAAAACTGTTCATTTAATTCTCCTCAAAACACCAAAGTTTGTTTTGCTTTCCATCTCTGACATCATAACTTGTTTGTTGGCTCTTATGTGCCTCATACCACTCTTTTATATACTTAGGTTGTGAACCGGTGAAGGGTATTGCTCCAGTAGAGTCAAAAGCATATGTAAATGATCTTGGTTTTGCCAATTTACCACCACTATACTCAGTACTATATTGGTAAAGATCATCTGCTTTTTTAGCTTTCATCCCTAAAGCCTTTGGATCTCTACAATTGCCGTAATGATAAAGCTTTGCTCCACAATTTAAAAACCTTCCCATATGAGCTGGATAACCATCCGGCCACAAAACATCATCGGCACAACCGCGTTCTCTGTGCACCAATCTAATCCCTGTAGAACGATGCCACAACCTTGTATGTTGTTTATACCACGCTGGGCCTACTATATGGTGTGTAGGCCTTCCATAAAAATGAATAACGTCAAATGCTATTGAGTTAGTTTTTAATTTTACCGCCGTCTTAATTAACCCCATTTCATCTTCATGTATAACTTCGTCAGCGTCAATAGCTAAAATATAAGTATCATTTGGTATTTTGTCAAGTATAAAATTTTTTTCGTTCGCCCACATACTCCTATTATGTTGCCAATCACGCACAAAGATTTTTACACGGTCTTTTCCATATTCGTTCCGCAAAGTATAAAGTATATCTTGTGTACCATCATCAGACTGTCCATCATTTATATAAATGTCATCACACAAATCCATCATACAACGTATAGTTGCTTCAAGACAATAGTCTAAAATAACACATTGGTGTGTTATGAGGTGTGCTGAGATCATAAGGACACCCACCCACCACCACTACACAAAGATTTACGAATAATATTTAAAGTATTAACTACTGATTGGCCAACTCTACCTGAGGATATAGGCACATTACCGCTTTCTATACAATCAATGAAGTCTTTACATTCGGTTTTCATAGGCTCAAAATTTTCTATATGTGGAATAAGAGTATCACCATACCTGTAAGTCATAAGATAATTTGAGTATGACTCACTCATCTCACTTTCAGCTTTAGCAACATCTATACCTGTATTATAAATATTAATTGTCTTATTCATAGAATCACACACCACCATCTGCCTTGTGCCGACAACAACAATATTTCTAATCTTCAACGGGTCCAACCAACTTAGATGTAAATGACAAAGAACATCATTATACTTTAAATTAACAAAAGCTACATCCTCAGTGTCGATAACATGTGACTCGGCTGTAACCTGTGCAGCTGTACATTGCTCCCCCAACAGGTAATCTAAAATACTTATATCGTGAGGAGCCAAATCATCTACTACATTAACTGGTCTCTGAACTTTACCCAAATTAAGACGGTGTGTGTAAATATATTGTACATCACCAAACTCCTTGGAAGTAATTACTCCTTTAAGTTTAATAATTTCTGGGCTGTATAAAAATATATGTCCTACCATAACTACCAAATCCCTTAAAGCGGCGGCTTCTACTATAGTAGCTGCTTCTTCTGGATCTAGAGCCATGGGTTTCTCTATAAATATATGTTTGTTGCTTAATATAGCAGCCATAGCTATCTCATAATGAGTATTAGGTGGTGTTGCTATAATAAACCCATCGACTTTATCATCTGTAAGAAATTTATTCCAACTTTCTTCAAATTTGATACCATTATAAACAGGGTCACTACTAAACTTATTGAGTCTATCAATATTATTATCTACTGCAGCGTACACAGATCCCAAACTATTAAATGTCCGTAGTAAATTTGGACCCCAATAACCTAACCCTACTAAAACTAAATTCATATATTACTCCTTCTTAAACTCATTTGGCCATATGTTATGTCCACCGTCTTCGTTTTGTTGTCGCGTCAAACGCTCATACAGCTGATTCATCTTTTCAAAATCGTAGTCAATTTTCGGTTTCCAATACATATTGTAGTGATGTATATCTTTTCCAGGCATTCTAATAGATTTTCTTACGCCAACCGACCACTCATGCACATAATTCTGTAGGTGCACTCTAGGAAAATCATTCCGTATAAACCTAAGTTGCCAATCAGGATACCAATTTTGTGCAGTGTATTCTTCTTTTTTCTCTAAATCCAGCCAGTGTCGTCTAGAAAACCACACACCATCTACCTCTGTACTAGAAATTTTATTAGCCAAAGGAACTAACATTTCACCAAAATTTTTGTCTATAGTCTCATCGGGGGCGATAAAAACTGTCCAATCGCTTTTGTCATTAACCCAATACAATAACTGGTTCCATACCTTAGAAAAATTTTCAAAATCAAAATAATCTACTATACAACCACGAGCCTCACATATCTCTTTAGTATTATCTGTAGTTTCTCTGTCTATAAGCACATAACTTTCAGAAACATAAGGCTGCACACCGTCAAGCATCCTTTCTATACAGTGCGCTTCATTCTTAACAAAATTAGCACTAATTACTTTAATCATTATGGTCTCCTACACTTAACTATCATATTATACCCTTCTGCCTTCCAAGAAACCTCAAGCAGACCGACTTTATTACATTCATAAGCAATAAGGCGACGGTCAAACCCAATATAATGAAAGTTACCTGAATAATCTTGTCCTCCATAAAGCAGCCAAGAGAAGTACTGTGCCATAGGAGCCCCATCAACACGATTCTCATCTTTTCTTTTCAAATAATCTTTACATATTTCCTCCAAATTTGGCAGCCTAAACTCTATAGTACCGCCAACTTTAAGTACTCTTTTCCATTCGGTTAAAATATTAACCGTTTCAGAAATTTTAAAATGTTCTATAATATCAAATGCAATTATATAATCGAACTCTTCATTTGGAAAATCTAATTTTCTTACATCACCAACAACATCAACACAATCAAGATTACGTTCATCATAATTTATACATTGATATCCTTCAGGATATTCTTTAAAAATTCTTTCGCCACAACCTACATTTAATGTTTTTTTCATGTTAACTCCATTCTATTTTTTAACATATATTTATTTTTACCACAATCCCAAATCTTATCATAATTTATATCTTTTATTTTATTAGTTACTCTTTTCTTCGATTTAAAATTCCAACTAATAGGTTTAATAATTTTTATAAAATCAAATCCTAATCTGTAAAATATGTCACCGCTATACCATCTTTTATCAACTTCTACAGAAATAGTTCTCCACCTATAATTAATTTTAAAATACTCTATAATTTTAAATAAAATATCTCTTTTTCTATATACCATGTTAGAACAAAACCCAATTAATAAATAATTATCAGAGTTTTGATAAGAAAATAAACCAACACCCACCAAATTACCGTTTATAAATATACCTAACTTTATATCTGTATCTGCATAACAACCTATAAATGAATTTTTATTAAAAAACACTTTCGCTTCTATATTTGATACTTCTATAATATTATAATTAGTTAATTGTTTTGTTTTAATATTATTCAATTTCAAAATAGAATTAAGATTGTATTTAACTACATCATAATTAAATATATACTCATCTTCAAAAATTGTTATTAGCCTATAACCTTTTTCTTTACATAAATTATATTTGTGTATATGATAATCATTACATTTTCCTTTACTTTCAGAATGCCAATATAAACCACAATATTCTATAGCAATCTTTTTATCTTGGATAACTATATCTAATTCATATGGAGCAATAATTTTTTTATCATTAATTAAATAATCAATATTATTTATATCTAAAAATTCCCTTATAATATATTCTGGAGAAGAAGCACCATTACCTGAACAACGCGGACATCTAGATTTTTTATGCTTCCAATTTCCAAAATTAACAAAGTAATCATGATTTTTGGGACATTTAGTATGTAAAATTTGTGCTGAATTAATATATTCAGTAGTTATTAATTCATAACCACCATCTTCAATATCTTTTTTAACTATATCAAAATCAAATCTAACACCTTTATTACATATTGGACACCTGTTTTTACTAGAGCTCCAACTATGCCAAGTAGTTTTAAATACATGACCTAATTTACATTTACAAATTAATTCTCCAAAAGCATTTTCGTATGCATCTGAAAGCAATTCATACCCTTCTATAGAAAAATACGGTTTTATTTTTTCTATTGATTTTTTGGCCATACCATTACAATAAGGGCAATCAACACCACTTCGTAAATGGTCAATTCTCATATGATGTTTATGTCCATTTTTACAAATATAATCTAATGATTGCTTACTATTAATATAAATTTCAGTAATTAAAGTTTTACCTTTATCTTTAAATTCTTTTCTTATATCTTCAATATTTAATTTTTTAAACACAAGCTATATCATCTCAATTTCTTTAATTATTTTATTACCTATAGTTTCATAAGATAAATTATCTTTTATAAATTTTTGTAACTTTAAACCTTTTTGTTTTGCTTCATCTTGATTTTCATAAACATGTCTTAATAACTGAGATGTGTGTAATACACTTGTTTCCGCCCATAGTTGAGTACCCTTATACCACGGACTCCATGGCTGTCCGAAAACCGGTGTTAACTGATAATCAATTAAATAACTATTATCTTCTTTAGCATATTCTAAAGCCCCGCCAAAACCTGTTACCATTATTGGATTGCCAAAAGAACCAGCAGCAGCACCACTTAAACCAAAACCTTCACCACGGTCTGTACTTAAATAACAATCCCCACGTTTATGTAAACCATTTATTTCATTATCTGTCAATAAATCTGGAATTAAATATATTTTTGGATAAGTATCCATAGGCATAATATCTTTTAACCTATTAAGTGTCCTTCTAATTGCTTCTTTTTCTTGTTCAGAATAGTCACTTCTATATGTTTTTAATACTAATGCTACATTCTCATCATTTTGAAAAGCATACCAATAGGCTTTTATAGCTGCTACAGGATTTTTCCTTTCTGTATTCCCAGAAAATAATATTTTACCATTACGTTCAACTAACATAGTATGATTTTTTATTTCCGCACAATATATTTTACCATCATAATTAATTTCTTTTACATTTGCATAATACATACTCGGCTCATTAAATTTTCTATTCACAGATACAGTATATTGTAGTAATTTTCCTCTAATTTCTCTTCCATCTATTGTTCCAGGTTTCTTTTTTGTTGGATCTGATATAGAAATTGCTCCAGACATTCCTACTTTTAACAAACATTCCTGAACATCTTCTGCTAATTTTTTGGACGTTGTAGTATACTTTACCCAATCCCCATTCTCATATAAACTACCATCGCCTTTAAATAATGATGTTAATAGAATAATTATTTGTCTTGAACTTAATTTTTTTGCCCAATTAAAAATAAATTTATATTGAGATGTACCTAAATTTTTTAACAAATAATACATGTCTTTAGAATTAAATCTAATATCCTTATCCCTTTTAAAAGGAGTAAATCCCATACGTTTTATACATTCTGTAATTTCTTTTATATATACAGCACTTTTAGATTGTGTAATTGTAGTAACATAACCACTTTCACCCTTATAGGTGGAACCTTCTGAAATATACCAACCTATAAATTCCAACATGTCGTCCATTAAAATTATGGTAAATTCATCTAATTTTTCATCTTTACCATGCTTATATTTAGGTAAATAAAAGTTTTCACATTCTTCTCCAAACCATTTACAATTTTTCTTTGCTCTATATTTATCGCTAACAATTAATTCATTTTTTTTATTACTACTTAACATATCTTTTAAAGGTTTTAAAAACCAATCACTACTGTCCGCATTTCTAACAACCATTTTATGTTCTGGATTAACACAAACGTCAAATAAATTACCTTGTATAGATATCATTTTATCTTTTCTATCGAAACTTACAAGATTATCTGGTTTATGATATTCTAATTCCTCCGTATTTAAATTTAATGTAGCCAACTTATCATCATATGTTAAATCTTTAAAATATTTAAATCCGTCTTCAGTTAATACCCTAGTTTTATCATCGTAACACCATTGAAAAATACTGTAGAATGTAAAAGTATCATCAGAAACACCATTTATATTGAATGCTTTTACATTTTCATCTGGTATATTTATTGGATGTGGAATAACTTCTATTGGTAATGTTATTCCGCTTTCTTTAAAGACATCTACATTCCATTCACAACCTACCAAAACTTTTTCAACATTATTATTAATATAATCTTTCCACGCCGGATGTAATTTTGTAGTTTCCCATATAGTGTATCCCAAATTTAATTTACCATCTTCTCTATATTTTTCCCAAAATTCAGGTGTTGTATGAATAATAACTATATTATAATCTATAGATTTATTTATTAATTTTTTTAATATTTCACCATCACCACCTAAATCTGGTCTAATTGTTTCAAAAGATATAGGAGATAATGTTAAATTTACTCCAACAGATAATAGTGCTTTTATATTTTCTCTACAAGCTTTTCCATAACCAGAACCATCTGTTAGTGGCCCCACATATTTTATACCTTTTATTTTGATACTCATCGGGCACCGCCCGACGATTCCAGTTTACAAATCCCCGGCCCTTTACAGGCGTGGGTTGCAGCGTTATCGAGGCTGTATCCCAGCCCAAAATTGAGAATTACATTAGCCGCATTAATGTCGCGGTCATGTTGTGCTCCACAAGCACTACACTCCCAATTTCTTACAGCAAGCCCGTTTAAACTTGTAGGACCAGTTTTGACTCCACAAATTGAACAAGTCATGGTGGTATATTTTGAATCAACTAAAACACATTTTCTACCGTGTATGTCACTCTTGTAGGAAATAAATTGTCTTAATTGAGAAATACCTATTAAATTGCATAAGTTTTTCTGCTTAGTTTTTAATTGTAATTGTAATTTTAATTCTCTTGTTATCATAAATTTTCCCTTTAAATTAATAATAAGTATTAAATTTCATTTGTCAAGAGCCTAACCCCGAAGACCTTTCTGGGATTGCGGCTCTAAAGCTGTTCATAATTTTTCCTTAACATTTAAAATTAATTATTTGGAGCAAAAGGACAGGAATTGAACCAACATCTTCTGATTGGTCATCAGATATTTTACATTAAACTACTTTTGCTCATTCACCTTACATATAATATAATACATATATTAACATTGTCAAGTTAAATATAACCATATCTACTATATAAAATTGCTTTATACCAAGCCTCGTGCCATTCTCTATCTGTATTTGCTCTAGTATTACAAGATCTGCAAACTGTAATAAGATTTTCTAGACCACAAGATTTTTTATTATAATTAATATGATGAACAGATAATGTCTTATCTTTACCCCAACAATCAGGATTTAAACATTTATATTCATCACGTTCTTTAACACAATCTTTTAAATCATTAGTCCAGTCTCGACAATAAATTCCTTTTGAGGTGTCATCTCTCCAATTAAAATTATTATCACCAGAACAAGATTCTGTTTGAAGACAGCCACACGATTTTGTATGTCCAATTATAAGACATGATGTTATTACTTCTGTATAATTCCCACAATCACATTTACATCTCCATACTGCAGCTCTATTTTTTCTTTTTTTACTTAAACTCAGCACTGTAAGTCTACCAAATTTTTTTCCAATAAGATCTGGAATAAAAACATCCGTAACTTTTTCTTTCTGTAAACATCCACAACTTCTTGTATGCCCATGTATAAGATGATTGGATCTTACTATTAATATATTGCCACACGAACATTCACATAACCATTGCATTATTCTATTTTTTGCTGGGCCTTCCTTTCCAATAACTTTTAATCTCCCGAATGTTTTGCCCATTAAATCTTTATGTTTAATCATTTTATTTTATTTTATTTGGAGCAAAAGGGCAGGAATTGCACCTGCATCTTCCGGCTGGTCACCGAATATTCTACATTGAACTACCTTTGCTTAATTAACCTTATCTAATAATATAATGCTTAGTTTATTAATGTCAAGTTTTATTTTTCATAACAATCAAATACACCGGACGCCAAACAGCCGGCGCCGGTGATTTAGGGTGTTATTAACCTTCTATAAATATAATCATCTAAATAATTTTGTCAAGTTATTTTTTAATTTAATTAGCGATTGGTTATTTAATCAACCGCTAATTAAATTAAAATATTAAATCTGAATGTTCTAAATTATTTTTTAAATGATTTATAAACATTTTCCAACCACCTAAAGTATGATTCTTTCTTTGATTAATCATGTTTTTTAAAACTTTATAATTTGTGCACACAATTCTTCGCTGTAAAAAACCTTCTGGAAGGATATTTTTTATTTCCTTTGTAAATTCAGCTTTATTTTTATTCTTACTATTATGATAATTAGTAATAATTGTATTTAAATAATTTAAAAATTTTTCTGGTATATCAGATTCAAAATTATTTTGAGTTAATCTACTTTTTAAAAGTGTATGTATTGTTGAATTACCAGTCCATACTATCTTTCCATTTCTACGAGCTAAAATAATATGATTAGGAACCTCAACACAATAAATTTTACCTTTATAATTTACTTTTTTTATATTATTTTTCAAAGCATATGCATAAGACGTTCTATGTCTTGCAATTGAATAAACACGTTTACAATTATTTTGAGCTTCACGATGAATTCTAATAGAAGAGGAATACCCTAATTTTAACCATAGTTCTTGAACAGTATCAATTAATTTTTTACTAATTGAAATGTAAATATAGTGCTTAAAAGTAACACAACCATCTCCAACCATTAACCATTTTTCAAGAATGTTTAATTGTCTTTTAGATAAAGTAAGTAAATCTTTATTTATATATTTATTCAATGCTCCTTTATATTCTAATAAATAAAAATATAACTGTTTATTAGAAATTTTCCATACAATTATTGATTTCTTATCTTTTCTCTTCTCAACATATCTATAAACCTTAAAGGGTAATTCATCAAAAATTGCATCTATTTCAGGTATATATTTACTATCCTCAACTTGACAAGCGGATGATATGTAATTTTTTTTATTACGATTACAAAAAACACATCCTTCTGCCAACCAAAAACCAAAAAATTTTAACCATAAATCCATATTAATTTTTTTTTCTGGGTAAAATGTAGAGTATTTCGTTTCTTTCTGTACCATAGGTAGTATAAACTCTGACACCTCTTTACCCTTCCATATTGCTTTCTTTGGAATACCATGTGAATGTGTAAATTTATCAGCGGGTATAATTCTCAAATTTTCACTTCGTCTACATTTTATTACCATATTATGATTTTTAGTTACAATTAAATCTATTGATTTACCATTAATAGAAAGTACCTCCCCATTAAAATCATTCTCTATATAATTAGTTGCTTTCTGATATTCTATATTTCTATTTTTTATATTCATCGTACAAAATAAATCTTCATTTTTTAAATTTTTAAAATATTTCCAACCATCTAAAGTTAAGATTTCAGTTTTATCATCAAAACACTCAGATTGTTTGGTGATACCAACTCTATATGTATCAAATTCTTGCCACCAATATCTAGCAGCATTTATTTCTAACCATACCACAATACTTTCTAAAAATTTATTATGGCCACCATCTAATTTACACAAAGATTTAGAAACTTTCTCCATATTTTCTATATCTTTATTATAACTCAAAGATATACCATATAATGCGTGTTTATAACCTGCTTCTTCTAATATTTTTACATCCATGAACTACCCCTAAGCTAAAGATTTACGGGTTTCCTAAGTAATTAGATGTTTGTTACCATCTAAATTTGGTAGGCTAACCCCGCAGTCCCTGCGGTTAATATGTTTAAAAATGTATTAATCCTACTATAAACTTGGTTTTCATTTATAGCAGGATTAATGTTAATTATAATATAATACGTGTAAAAGCTTTTGTCAAGTTTTAATTTGTAATAATTCAACCACTAAGCTAAAGACTTAGTGGTTTTCTTATTATTTAAATATAAAATTCCTTAAAACGATTCCGCATTAATTATATTATCAGCCTTACCATCAACTAAAAGATTACTTGGTTTACCGCTTTTCAAATCAGCATAAACTTTATCAAATACTTTTATCCATTGTGGAACAATATTTTTTTTCCAATCCATCTCTTCCGTTACCCATTTATAAGCTGTTTCAGCACGGCATTTTGCTTCATCTCTATCATAATAAATTTGTTTTAGTTTATCTACCAAATCTTCTACATCTACCAGCGGTCGTATAATTTCATTATCATTGGGAATTACTGTGAATAAACTTGAATTTGTTCCGCTTTTAACTAAATAACCATTAGTATCATTAACAAATTCTGTCATTGCAGTATTGTCTGGTATAACTACTGGAGTTTTTGTTGCCATTGCTTCGATCCACGAATTATGTACCACCACATTTTCTGCCACAAAATTATTAGTATTTGCAACCTGTATATCTACTAATTTCCCAGCATACTTAGTTATGGTTATATCTTTAATAGGTAATAATAAATAATCATCATTCTGAGTAGCCCTATCAACACCTTTTTCCCAAGGTCTATTTGTATCATAATAAATATTAAATAAATCAAGAAGCTTTCTTTTAGATGAACCACTAACATTTACTTTATATTCAACCCTACTTGTTCTCACTGAAGAAATAATACCCATTTTTGCCATTATTAATCTTAACGCATAAGCTATATGTTTAGAAGTAGTCGATATAGAAAATTCATAAGTAGACTCACCATAACTACCATCACCTAAAAATTCACCATATAATAATTTCTGTAACATTATATTTGGCTGTGTTAATAATATGTTATGTATATATTTATTCCTAGCTCCCAAACCAAATAAAGTTTTAAATAGTTGAGCTAAAACACTAGAGTAAAATACTATGGTTTGTCCTTTATAATCACTCCCTCTACTTGTATGATCTAAATATGTACAAGATAACCCAAAAGTATCTGCCATGAAATTTTCCACAAATGTAAGTAAATTTACCTCTTTTTTATGAAAACTAAATCCTATACTATCCATTTTAGAAGCACCAACATGTCCTTCAGCCAAATATAACCCAAATAAATACATTAAATCTTCAGTTATTTTTAACTTTTTCGGTATAAATTTACTTTCTTTTGTAAAATTTGACTGGATTTTAAAATGATTTTTAGTCTCTATAAGATTATTCAACTGAGCAACAGACAAATTTGGTTTTATTAACTCAAGTATATCTATAACATTAGAACTACAAACACTGCCTTTAGGAAAAACTAGTATGTCCTTTATATTTAACTCGGAAGCCTTCTTCCAATTATACTCTGTTTTAGATCCCTTAACCAAGAAACCATGTTCTGGAGATGCTTTTATTGGTATATTTGACATCCAAGTAGTTATTTCATACAAATTTCCATCATGATTTTTAGACATAATAGCCTCAACACTATTATAACTACCATCAGAGGACAAAACATTATCAGTAATTGTTAAATTTTCAATATATTTTACACCTTCTTCTGTATACACATTGGTTTTAGGATGTACACAAAATCCAAAACCCTCGCCCAAGGTAGTGCTGACAACACAATCACTTGCATTATAAATCATGTTCACAACCTCTCTCGGATAACCTTGATTTGGACCGAAATTCTCAGGAAAAATTACATCATTACTAATATCTAATCCATATGCTTTACATACTTCAACTAAATCCCATCCTTGATCGTTTCTTGCCATGTGTAAATATAAAATACTATCTTTAACTTCTTTTCTAAATTCAGCAAAAGCTTGAATTGTTCTAGGTATATCTTTTCTTTGTTGATTTCTATTTAAATTGGTTATAATAAATTTTTCTGAGTGCCTACCAAAATATTGAGACCTAAAAGCAAGACTATCTTTTTCTGGTAAAACAAAATATTCTTTTGTATTTACACCATGAACTATAATATCAGATCCTTTATATTCAGGACAAACTTCTTTAGCTTGATCATGCCCAAACTGCGTATATGCTACAGGATAATGGACAGCATTTATATTATGGATCCATTGATTTTTTGGTCGACCGTCTACGGGGAAATAACAAATAGATCTAAAATCATTCTTTTTTTCATATTCGAGTTTTTTAATTAATTCTGGCAAAAATGAGAGAATAAATGTATCCTGTAGGAAAAATAAAATATCATACTGCATTTGTGGTATCATTCCACAAATTTTTTCTCTCCCATAGGGGTCACGTTGTGAATTAACTCCTGTTGGGAAAATTCTAAACGGAAATTCATGAGGATCTCCCCAATAATTAATACCAAGCACATCAATATCATACCTACCTGTATCGTAAAGACCAGATAAAATATTTCTAGATACTGTTCCAAACCCTGTTGCAACTGAGGGGCTATCACAATACGCTACAACTTTAATTTTGTTTTGTTTTTTACTTCTTTTAATTTTTTTCATTCCTTCTCCTTAATTTATAAATTAATAAATGTAATTGTATCTTTTATGTAAAATTGCTTTATACCACGCCTCGTGCCATTCTCTATCTTTATTTGCTCTTCCATTGCATGACCTGCAAACTGTAGTAAGATTTTCAGCCCCGCAAGACTTTTTATTATAATTAATATGATGAACATGCAACACATTGTCTTTTTCCCAACAGTCGGGGTTCATACATTTGTAACCATCACGTTCTTTTACAAATTCTTTCAAATCTTTATCCCAATCTTTACAATAAGGTTCTTTTGAAATACCACCTTTCCAACTTGGGTGGCCTGGACCAGTATTATTTTCTATTGCACATTTTAAACAAATTGATCCATGACTAAAATTGTCCCAAGACATTTTACCAATGTGTCCCCGTTTACATTTAAATTTTAAATTTGAACGGGCATTAATATATTTTTTTGACAATAATTCATACCCTCTTTTATTAAATTCAAATTTAACTGAATCTATATTAATTGGCGGTCTACCAGCAAAACAAGGACAACGTCTGCCCTGCTGCCAATTTCCCCATGTTATATAATATCTATGTCCTTTTGGACAAATATAATCCAATTTTTGTGAATTATTTATATATTTTTTAGTCAAAAGTTTGTAGCCTTCTTTTTCAAATTCGGAGCGGATAAAATCTATAGTTTTTTTAAGAATCCCAGAACAACAAGGACACCTACTACCCATCAGCCAATGATGCCAAGTAACCTGCCCTTTACGTTGCTTCGGGCAAATATAATCCAATTTTTGATGATTATTAATATACTCAATAGTCAACAATTCATACCCATCAGCTTCAAATCCCTCTCTAACAATCTCTATAGTCCATTTTTTACCCAAAATTATTTACCCTTCAACTTTCTAGTAGATAAAAATGGTTTAGTATAACTATTCTGTACAGTCCCATCAATAACTTCTTTAAGCGCAGCATTCTTATTTAAATACGCAGTTAACATAGCATTATTAACCTTCACAACTTTTTTAAAGTCATGTTTAGGTATATATTTAGCCACATTATTAACATCATAATAAGACATTCTATTTTGTCTAGTATAAACAACCACGTCATCACTATTTAATTCATTCCTTACATTATTTTTTAATCTAGCTTTTAAAATTTCTGCTATATCTTTCTCCTTTCTAGAAAGAATTTGACTTTTAGATTTTAAATTAGTCCATAGATCCACTAATTCTTTATCATTCATATTCATATATGCTGGTATTACTTCTTCTTCTGCTTCAATAACTTTTTTATATGCTGGACAAATATCTTTAAAATCACACCATGCACAAAATATGTTTAACTTTGGTTTAGCTGTTTCTTCAGTTAACTTACTCATTTGTGTATGAATTTCTTTTAAGTAGTCCATAAAACTTTCACGTTGTTCATCTGTTCTATAAGTATATATTTTATCATGTTTTAATAGATCTAAAGATAATAGTACATTTTCATAGCCCGGCCACAGCTTTTTTGCAACCAAATCATAAATAGATAACTGAACATCGACATTTAATTGTTCTTGTGTTGGAGCAGTTTTAGAAGTTTTATAATCAACAATTAATACGGTAGTAGCATTCAACTCTTCAACCTTATCTATTGCACCTATTAAACTTACACCATTATCCAATATTAATTCATCTTCCTTTTTAAATCCAAACTTAGTTTCTAACCCTATAACAGCTCGACCATCCATAAAATCTGCTAATCGTTTTTCTACAAGCCCTTTCCCCTCTTTACAAAGTTCAGGGTCCTCAAGACCTAATTCAATACTAACAGTATTGTAAAAATCATAAATCTTTTTATAGTCTTTCTTTAAAAATTTATTTTTATTTTTAATAAATAATCCGCCAGCAAACTCTAAAGTGTTATGGACTACATTACCAAAAATAAATACCTCCTTATCTAACTTGATAATCTTTTCTATATATTGAAACCAATATTTCAATTTACACGATAGAAATGTACTTATTCTAGAAGCACTAAGTTTAATTTCTTTTGCCATCTGTATCTCCTATTATTTTTACAAATTTACTTTTATTAACACTATATTTATATCCGTATTCAGTTTCAATTCTAAATTCAATATAATTTAAAACTATATCACAATAATATATATTCTGCGCTATAGAATCAATTATATCATTATTTGTTTTAAATGGCATATCATCTTTTTCTTCTAAATCAAATATGCTTAAAACAAAATAGTATAGCTCTTCTTTCTTTCTAGTTTTAAAAAATGATTTTACAGTAGTATTCTCAACTACATAGGCAGTAACATTTGTGGTAGAAAAACAACATTCTTGAGCTACTCCAGAGAATTCAGATAAAATTTTTATAGTTTTAACATTAATACCCATAAACACTGCTTCAATAACTATATGTGTTGGTTTTTCTTTTACTAATATATCTGTTAATGCTTTTCTAAATTTCTGCAGTTTAACTACTTTATCTATTTTTTTATCTAAAAGTATTGTTCCACCAGTAAAATTTTTACCATCATATATTGACCAACCGGTGGATACCGATGAGATATCTAAACTTAAAACTCTTATATTCATTACTATATACCTTTAAGCAGAGTAATTTGTTCTTCAGTCAACGTTGATACGGTTGGGTATATCATATTAACTTTTACTAATACATCCCCATTAGGGGCCCCTCCGGTCCCTTTACCACCTGCTCCTGACAACCGTATACCCATACCATCTTTTAATCCAATAGGTATATTTATCGTTATTTTTTTTGTACTAGATGTTTTACCTTGACCATTACATTTTTCACATACATTTTTATAAGTTATTCCACTTCCATTACAAACTGTACATTGTGCAGCTGTTGATACTGTATGATTGCCTTGTTGAATTCTTACGGTTTTCATTCCTATACCACCACACTCATTACATGTTGATTTATTTTTTCCTCCATTAGCATTGCACTCATCGCACAAATCAATATAATTAATATCTTTTTCTATTTGCCCGCCGAGAATAAAATATGACATATTAATATGTATTTCTTCTTGTACATCAGCACCTCTTTTAGGTAAAGTATCTCTATCAACACTGTTTCTACGTTGTCGAAATGGATTGGACCCAAACCCACCCATAGACCTATTAAACAAATCATTTAAAAAATCATGTTGTGGGTTGTCATATTCCTGTCTTTTTTCTTTATTAGATAAAATATTGTAAGCCTCACTTATTTTTTTAAATTTTTCTTCTGATTCTTTATTTCCATTAGTATGATCAGGGTGATGTTCCATAGCTAATTTTCTATAAGACTTTTTAATTTCCTCATCAGAAGCTCCTTTACTTACACCTAATACAGAATAATAATCAATCATTATGTTTCCTCTATTTCTATCTCAAACCCGCAACTATTACATTTATATAAACCCTCACTAACCTCAAAAGCTAACCCGCCACATTTTATACAAGAATGTATATTATCAGACATCATATCTGTGGTATATTGTTTTAAAACTTCTTCTGTTGTTGCCCCAAATAAATTTTTAAATTCGTCTTTAGAAAACTGAACACAAGAATAAACTTCCCCACCAGACATTTTAAAAGTGGAACCACATTTTGGACACATATAATAATCTATGTCTACTTCATCCCCACAATGATCACAAATTAAATTTTCTTGAAAAAAATGAACTGGACTGTCTGTATTACATTTTGGACATTTGATACTCATAATTTATTCCCCTATAACATAGTTATAATACTTCCTATAATTTCAATGGCCTTCTTTTTAAATAGAACTACTGTAGGTGTAAATAATTGATTTGATTTTAATTTTGGATATAAATCAAGTTTAATTAATATATCTGAAATATTACTAATATAAAAAACATTATTCTCAACATCAAAAATATCTACTCCGCTAACCTCCTTATTATCTATGGGTACTAAAATAGTAACCTTTTTACTTTTTACATTATATTTATAATTACGCTTTGGTAATAGTGCCAAAGACGGTGTTCCAACAATTTTTTCATTTTTATTTGCTTTAGTCATATGTACTACATCCTTTCTAGTCAACAATTATTAACAATTTTCAATTTCTAAATATCTATAAGCAATCTCTTTACTAAATTCAGCAGGACTATCTCCAATATTTAAACTTACACTTGATAAAAACAATGGTACCACATCTATCTTATTACGTAATAATTTATAACTGTATAATGTCCCTACTACTCCAGGTAAATCATTATCAAACGCTATAATAGCTCCATTTAAAGCATATTTACATAACAAATTAACTTGTCCATCTGTAACCACTGACCCCATAGAAGCAACTACATTATAAATACCATACTCATACAATTTCCATACACTTTTATATCCTTCTACAACAATAACTGGTTTGTTTATTCTCCTGTTTATAACATTATGGAGGTTGTATAATACTTTATTTTTTTCAAAATTAGGTGTATTTATATACTTATCATCTATAATAAAATTTCGTATGTCTCTAAAACTGTATGCTATTAATCCACCTTTATCATCTCTTATAGGTATAACATCCCTTATAACTCCATTACTATCTGTATACCCTCCACCAACCTCAAAGTAGTCTAATGTCTCATTTGAAAAACCTTCCTTGGTAAAATAACCCGACCTTAACCCATTATAACATTTTAGGTTACTCTCACTTACAAGTGTCTGTATTGGTTTATTTGAATTTATAAATTTACCTATCTCCTGATTACGTTTATACTGATACAAATTTACATCACACGAGGTCATTCCCTGTAAATACTCTATTGCCTCCATAAAATTAACTTTTAAAACCGCTTGAACTAACGAAATCATATCGTACCCATGAGTTTCATGGCAATGATGAGAAAAACATATCCAAGTTCTTTTTTCTATATTAAATCTAAAAGATGTTTTATTATCACCACCATGTATAATACAAGCGCATCTTAATTCTTTACTACTTTCTTTTTCAATTTTAAAACCTAAAGACTCTATTAAATATTTTGGTTCAATAGACAACTTTAAAGTTTCCATTTTATCCCTAAAACTTATATCATTATGTGAGAAAGTCATCGAAATCCTTTATATTGGCACTTTTGTCATTCATTACACTTTCACCTGTCATTATTGGTTGATTAGTAGGTGCTACTTCTTTTATATTTAAAGTTTCTTTAAAAAACCAATAACATATACCTTCTTCCGGTGTTCCACCACCGCGTCGTGTATCTTTAATTATCAATTTATGTGAGCCTGATTTATCTCCACCATTTTCAATCTCTTCTTCAGTTCTATACTCCCAAAAAATTATAATATCCCCATACCGTGCAATTCTGTCACTATCGGCAATGTCGTGTTTCCTGTTTAATTGTACTGCTGTAAGCATTGGTATATCTAATTGTCCAGCTAAATCTTTTAACCTAGTAGTAACATCTCCTAAAATTTGATACTCTTTTCTACCCGCCGACTCATCAGATAATTGTGGTTCTTTTAAATAATCAAAAATTCCCATACCTATATCTTCTTTTATTTTATATTTATTAAAGGACGCTACAATTTTATCAACAGTAAATCCAGGCATGTATTCATGAAATAGTTTACCTTTTTCTATTATTTCTACAGACTTCATAATGTCTTTATATTCTTGTTCCGTATACTTTCCATGTTTTATAGTACGTTCTGGAACTCTGCTAAGTATAGCTAAAGCCCTCGTTCTCCATTCTTTAAAAGATAACTCAGTATCAACGTATAGAACAGGTTCTTGTAATATATAGGCTGAATTTATTGCTATATTTGTTAATAAAGCACTTTTACCCATCTTCTTTCTAGCACAAAATATAGTCAATGTTCCAGGTATTAAACCATCAATTTGTTTATCTAAAATAGGATAGCCAGTCGATAACCCGGTTTGCTCAACAGGGTTCAATCTTAAGTCTTCAATATAGTCCCTCAAACCTTCACCTAAATTAATAGGCTCTTGTTTAAATTTAGATTTATTTGACAAATCCATTATTTTAGATTCTACTTTTCCTATTAAATGCTGGCTGTCATTCCCAACTTTAGCATTATCGGATACATCCTTAACACTATCAGTTAAAACGGTATAAAGTTTAAATTTATTTGCAGTATCTGATACTGAATCTAAATAGATATTAAAATTTTCCTCTGGTAAATTCATGCTACTTATTGTTTGAACATACTCTAACCCTCCAACAGAGTCCATAATGCCATTTGTTAATATATAGTTAGTAACTAAATCTATACTTAATAATTTAACACCTGAATTAACAAGGGCGGACACAGCAATAAACAATAATTTGTGTTCTGGATATAAAAAACAACTCTCAGATATAACCGTTTTCATAGAATAAAAATAATCTATATCTATAAAAAGGTATGATAGTAATGCTCTTTCTTCTGTAGGTTTACAAAATTTTTCTTTTTCCAATATACCCATGAACTACCTTTGCTTACTTCTTTTATATATTAACATAATACTTATTTTAATATTGTCAAATTTTATTTTTAATAGCCATCAAATACACCGGACGCCAAAAACTGCGCCGGTGATTTATAATGTTATTAACCTTATATAAATATAATCATATAAATAATTTTGTCAAGTTACTTTTTTTTAAATTTCATATACCCACAATCATATAATTTATAATGCTTGTTTATATAAAAATAATTTGGTTTCGTGATATATAAAAGTTTGAAACCATTTTTATAATACTCTAAACCATTAAACACTCTTTGATCAACAAAAGAATATTTTATATCAGAATACTTTAATAATTTAGAAAAACTATTTTTTACAGAACAGTAATTTTTTACTACAAATCGAATCATTTCTCCACCATTACCCACAACAATTAATACCATTAACTCATCACCAAAGTAAAGGCCGTTGTGAACTCTACCATCACGAAACCCATGAATACTATTAACTTCACAAAAGACTCTCGATTCACTTGGTTTTACTTCTTTTACCATAAGATTTTTAGCGTAATAATTATATTTACTTTTACCAATTTTTCTAAGAATAATTGACTTTACTATATCTTGTTTTTCATCCCACTCAATGTCCCAAAACTGCATCAAATGAACACCAGCTTCTCTTGCTTTAAATGTTTTATCTCTGTGATAATTTATATTTTTTCGGTATTTTTCTGTATGCCAATATGTTCCATTATACTCTATACCAAGTTTGAAATCTGGTAAATAAATATCAATTTCTTTTGGTTTAATAATAGTTCTATTACTTATTTCTACATTTAAATTAAAGGATTTTAACCAATTTGATACCTCTGTCTCACCTTTTGAAACATGGTGGGAACATTTAGCACAACCTTGGCCTCCAAGATGATGGGTTGGTGTTTGGTAAAATTCTCCGTGTTTTGGACATATAATTTTAACTTTTGTTCCATCATTTATATATTCAACCATTAAATAATTGTATTTATCACCATGAACTAATATAGCATCAAAAATAAATTGCTTAAGTGTCTTTCTAAAATTTTGACTGTTTATTTCATATCCCCACCTCAAACAATTACGCCCTTGTAAATGATTATTTGGTTTTTGCTCAAACATACCATGAATAGGGCATATAATTTTTACTTTAGTGGGGATTGTTTACATATTTTACCAACGAATAGTCATACTTACTATTATGAATTTGATTTGCTCTTTCTATAAATCTTCGCAATGGCGTTCTTCTTTTTTTACTTCTATAGCTATTAGAGCATTTTTTACACCAACTTCCTCTCATATGACCATTTGGATTTTGCCAAAAACTGCCATGCTTTGGACATATAATTTCAATTTTGATACGATTATTCACATATATTGATTTTGAATAATCGTATCGAAAATTATGTACACTTTCAGCTTTTTTAATAAACTCTTTTATTGTTAATTTTTTAGACACTATTTTAAACTATCCCAACTTCTTTTTTATAAGTTGTAACATCAAGTAGGAATGTTTTAACTCCTGCATTAGGAATACTCCTACATTTCCCTATTTTTATCTGTTCCATAACCCACTTATGTTTCATCGGCTGACGATGCTTAGCCGTCATAGACTTCAGCCATAGATTCATGAACCCTCCCTTTGAGTAACTATGGAATTTAAAACCTACTCCATCCATACTAGACCCCAGATTATGATCATAATCGCTATAAAATTTAAGAATCTCAACCTTTACTTCATGCTTACCAATCTGAATCGTTTCATAATTCTTCACAAAATATTTAAGCAATTTAGAGGCCCCGCCTGTAACGTAAGATTTTTTCAGTGTCCCAACTCGAAGTACCTCTAATATATTTTCTGCTTTTTTTCCGCCAAAAAAATTTTTTCCAAACGTATAAAGCATCAACAACGTATCCTTCTTCAAACCGTTCTTATCCTTTTTCAAATACAACCCCAAGCTAAGAGATGCCCCTCTTTTCCCATAAAAACAATTTTCAACCTCAAAAGCCCTTCCTTCTTTTGTACTAACTTCTTTCACAACACACTCACGTGCGTAGAATTTGTTAGGTGTGACCCCATAAGCATGTAGTATTTGTGACTTCAGTATTGGTCTTTTTCTGTCATCAGCCCATTCAAAATCTTTAATCCACATCTTGAATGAATTATTTTCTTCTGCCTCTACAGATTTATTAAAAAAATAATCTTTATTAACACCCTCTATATCATATTTAGGGTACTCTATAGGAAAATCTAATGAGGACACATACTCGATTTCGTATCTTCTTTTTTCAGGTTCTCTATCATAAAACAAACAAAAATTACCCAACTCAGTGCTGTATTCAATGTTGTTTTCTTCTAAAAACTCTTTTATTTCTGCCAAATTTTTAATATCGTTTTCTGTCATAATTTCCTTTCCGATAATCACAAGTTATAGTTGATAAACCGCTAAACTATTATACTATTAATTTTATATAAATATAATCATCTAAACAACTTTGTCAAGTATTTCTTTAAATTTTTCTTTCAAACCTTGTAGCATGCAACTCATTTTCTCTTCTAGTCAACTCTCTTTTTATAGTAGCAACCAAATCAGATACTGTTTTATCTATACCTTCTATATAAAGTAACTCTTCATTGGCTGCATTAATGTCCTCGCTAATCCCATTGTATTTTGCACTGCTACTTACAATATAATTGACTGCTGCAGTTTTTGTACCATGCTTTTTTACATCTTCCTTTGTTAAAATGGTATTGATTATACCATCTAGTAACCTTTTTGCTTTATGAATTGTTACCTTTATTTTATTCCGTTCCGAAGTAAAAAATACATTATATTGCGATAAAACTAAAGCATACTTACTTAATACTTCTCCGGTTGTTTGTTCTAGCTTTCTAACATCATAAGACATGGCCTCTTCAATCAAACCTGTGTTTGGTTTTACATATCGAAATAACAACACATCATTATCCATTTATAAAATCTCCAATTATATTATTGAATCAGTAAATTTTTTATCTATAGTTCTTAAGTCATGTATACCAGTACAAAAAGGTAAATGCTCTATAACTTCCCCAGTAACTATATCTTTAATTATTAATATACCAAGCAACATACCAACAGATTTACCATTTCTAAAACCACGTTGTTGACATCTATGACTTTTTTCACAATACCTCTCATCTCCAGTTAAGGTTCCATCTTTTAAACATTCAAAATCTTTACAATCTTTTTTATACCTTAAGGAGTCATTAGTAGTTGAAATCAAAATCTCACTCATAAAACCCACCTTTGTCAAATACTTTATTAAATTTTAGCATTACCAAGTCTTCGGTTATAATTTCATCGTAATAAAATCTAACCAAAGATTTGTTACTGTTTTCTGTATATTCTATTTTTAAATTATCTCTATATCTTTGTTCTAAAAACTTTTCTTTATTCCCATGAAAATGTTTTACAAATTCTACATGTTGTATACCCTGTACTTCTACTAAAAGACTTAAATCTGCTATATAAAAATCAAAAAATAATTTTTTATTCTTAAATTTAACATAGTATTCTTTTGTTATTCTTAACCCCGGCAAAATTTTACGTACAGTATCATAAATATTTTCAGATATTAAACTCAATTAGTTTCTTCTAAACTATCTACTTGTTCATTATAAATCTTATCAATACCTAAAAGCTCCAATACTTTTTTTCTAATTTCACCGTGAATATCTTGATATTCTTTTAAGTACTTTACAACACCAATAGAGCCCTGCCCTATAGACTCACCATTATATTTATACCATGAACCGGCTTTATCTATTATCCCAACACTAACTGCTAAATCTACTAGTTCAGTATATAGATCATACCCATTACCATAAATTAAATTTACAGTAGCCTTTTTAAACGGCGAAGACAATTTATTTTTTATCATTTCAAATTCTGTAGTATGTCCAATTACATCTCCAGTTACTGAGTCCACAATCCTTCTTGCTTTAGCTTCTGGCCCCCTTACGAATATCCTACCACTAGAATAAAAACCTAGAGCCTCCCCACCAGTTGTTGTGGTTGGATCCCCATAACTCCCAATCTTCATTCTTAATTGATTTATAAATATAATTAAACAATTAACTTCATCAGCAAGAGGTGCCAACCTCCGTAGAGCTTTACTCATTAATCTAGCATGAAGACCCATAAACTCCTTATCTATATCTGCTTCAGCTTCACTCCTCGGTATTAAAGCGCTAACACTATCAACAACTGCTATGTCATAAGCCCCTGTTCGCACAAGTTTCTCTAAAATATCTAGATTAGCTTCTCCATCATAACCTTGAATTATATCTAAAGCTTCTATATCAACCCCATAGTTCTTAAACAATTCTCTATCTGCTGAATGCTCTGCGTCTATAAAACACGCCTTTAATCCACGCTTCTGAGCCTGTATTACAGCATTTAATGCCAAGGTAGTTTTACCACTACTATTAGGGCCATAAACTTCATAAATCCTACCACGAGCAAAACCACCTCTCCCCATAGCTAAATCTAATCCTATACATCCAGAAGAAATAGTCTGAATCAATATATCATTATAGTCACTCAACTTACTCATAACGTTGCCATACTTTTTAACTATAGCTTTTTTTATAAGTTCCAATTGTGCTTCTTTATTATCATTATTTATATCTATCTTCTTTCTAGGTTCTTTTTTTTGTTTACTCGACATCGGCACCCCCTATTATACTATTTAAAATAGTATCTAAATTACCTATTCCAACATTTTCATGTTTGTTATCATTAGTCATTTTATCTATTTTTATTTTTAATTCCTTGTCTTTATCTTCTTGTCTCTTATTATTTATAAGATCCAAAACCTTTTCTACTACCCATTTTAACTTTACTACAGAAAAAATTGATAAACTTACAGTTCCTGAAAACCCTATATCACTCTCGTATTCAAAAAATTTATATATAATATCCGCACATTCATTTAAAGCTTCTTTTCTAGATGTTTCAGAGGCTGTTTGTCTACTCTTAACAAAAGCTGAAACAGCTTGCCTATCTTTAATTTTATCTTTATACAGCTTAATATAGTCTGGATGATATTTATATAAATTCAAATAAAATATATCTATTAATTGATCCATTTTTGTTATATTAGAAGTATAAGAAATTTTATTCGGAACGATATACCCACGATATCTTAAATAATCTACACAAACTTTATCCAAATTATCATACAAATAATCTTTTCCAAATATATTATTCGTTTTACTTTCCAGTAATAAACTATTAAATTTGTCTATAAAAGTACCAATGTCCATGTCTTTACCCACAGTACTATCTAAATTTAAGCGGAGTTATAAGGGCTTTTTGGTTACTTCCTTCTTCTTCATCAAAAATAAGAATTCCATCAGAATCAGAATAATACATTTTGATCTTTTCAGATTTTATATGTTCTATAGCTTTAACTAATAAACTACCATCAATATCTATAATTAATTCGACATCTTTTATATCCTGTTTAGTTTCAAATTCTAACGCTGGATTTTTAAAATATACTGTATCTCCATGTATAGAAAAAGTAAGTCTATTATTATCTTCTGACTCTAATAGATCTTTAAATGGTAATAAACTATCCATTATAATTTGTTTATCTAATAGTATTTCATTTTCATATTGTGAAAACATGTCTCTATATGGAGGATACTCCCCACTTATAATTCTACTACCTGAAAAGAAAATATTATCAAAAAATACTTGTATTTTATTATTAGAAACCTTCCAAAAAATTTTAGAGTCTGTACTAACTATTCTACGTATACCCATTATAAAATCATATTTAACAACAAAGTTACCTTCTTTTAGCCCGCCATCATTTTTAACTATGTACTCAGATAAAGACCTGCCGTCAGTCCCAACAAAACTTACTGTATCGTCAGAGAATACAATGTTCATACCACTTATAATCTTTATATTAAATTCTAACGGGTTAACTGCGTATAAAACTTTATTTGTAGCAGTTATAAAATCGGCAGCATCTAAAGTAAATGTTGGGGATACTATGACTGTATCTCCTATAGGTTTTTGTGGGGCATAATGCGGTAATTTCACTACGCCTGCAGAAAATGTACCATCCTTATGAATATTCTTAACTTTAACTATAAATACATCATTTAAAATAAATTTAAATTCTTTAACTCCTATCTTACCATCCCAAGGTTTGAACGATGTTACAAAAGGTTTTATTTTATTGTATTCTACTAGAACCTCTCCTTCTACAATAACATCGCATTCCGAAACTGTGTAAGTTACAGATAAATTGTAACCTACTACACTAAAAATTATTATGTCTTTTTTTGCGAATATATGTATCTTACCTGACAAATCTACAGCATTTATATTTGCTGCTACTCCTACAATTTTCATGGCTTTTTGTAATTCTAAAATATTAATTGTAAATTCCATAAATTTTTCCTCTCTTTATAATTATTAATTGCTAATATATACATAGTAATACAGTATAAATATTTGTCAAGTATTAATTATTAAAAATTTATGGTAATCCTGTAAATCCAGATACTGTAGAAGGATAAACATCTGAATATATTAAATCATTATACTTTACTCCAGTCTTGTCATCTTCACATATTATTTGGTGTGCACCAGAAAAAGTTGTTTGTAAATAAAAATAACCCGTACCAGTAACTGACGTTTCTTCCGCTATACAAGTATAATTTGATTCAGACATAACTGGCGAATACTCATATTTATCTTCTGTAAAAGCTTTTACCACTCTACTAACTGGAATTCCAAGCTTTTTTGTATAACCAGAAAAATAATACATATAAGGGGTTATTAAATTAGAACCATAATCTGTTCCATATCCATATGTAGGCGTATATACTGTATCATCTACGGTAGGACATCCGTAATATGATTGTAATATATAATTACACTCTGTTTTTATTAACGATGATACATTCACATTTTCTAAATATTTTGTATGAAAATTATTTGAATATAAATAACAGTAAGAAACCGACACCCCACCACAAAATACAGGGTCTCCAATATAGATATTTGATGAATCCCCACTATTATTGGTAGCATGTAAACTACAACGATTTACTTTTATATACAAAGCCTCATCCGCAGATACTACCTTAAACGAACCATCAATAGAACTAGTCGAGTCAGTAATTAATTTTATATTTTCTATATATATTATACCTGTAGTTGTTGTATTACAATTTATAGATAACGGTGTTGAGTTATCAGAGGTTATTGTCACATCCCCGTTGGACACGTTTTTTGTGTTACCACGTAAATGTACCCTTTTTTGAATTACTACCTCTTCCTCATAATTACCTGGGTAAATCAATACTATATCGTCATCCACGGCTGCGGTTACTGCTGCCTGTACGGTACTATATTCTTTATTATTTCCAACCTTTAAAATTTCCATATACCACCTATTTTAAATATAAAAATTAAATTCAATACTATTATGCTCTGGCTCTACATAATTACCCTCTGTAAAATTAAACACCAAATTAAAACTTTCTGGTACCAGATAACCGATAGGCGACAGTGTGACCTTTACATCATACATACCGGCCAACGTTCCTTTTATTGCATTCACAATACTTAAATTACCATAATAATAATTTAAAGTGGTTAATAGGCCCGTCGAGAATTTATATAAATGTTTTGTTGCCATTTTTAATTCAATTGCATCAGACCCTCCAGCAAGTAGTGCTACTTGTAACCCATTTGTATCAGACATATACCCAATTCTATTTTGTAAGTTACTAAATGTTCGATGAATACTTTTAGTTGCGGTTAATAAGTCGTTCATTGTCTGTACCACAGATTTTATACTTGAGAGAAGTGTTACTTCTACATAATCACCTATAATACTATTCTTAAGATTTTTTGCCCATTTATATTTAAAATCACTTATTAAACTACAAGATAAATTTAATTGTGGTAATTGAATTACGTTTAGTATACCTTTTAAATTTAATTTTCTAGGGATAGCAACCCTATCAATTAAATATTTAACTGCTTCGTCTATTGTAGAGTAATCAGATAATTTTATTAAATATTTTTTTTTAATATCTAATTTTTGTGGTAATAAATCGTCTTTATTTGGTAAATGGGACGCCAATAGCACTGTCCAATATCTATCTTTATCTTCTTTAAAAACTTTTTTTACACCGTCAAAATAAACATAATTTAAGTTATAATTTTCTTTTGTCCCAGAGCTAAAAAATAATTCTACTACTCTATACCACTGCTCATGTATTTTATTTATATCTATAATTATACGTCTAGTACTCAAATCAATATTTAAAGGGTTATATTGATACCCTAAAATAGATATAGGTTGTATTTTAGCTGATAAATCCATAGAAGATAAAATACAATTTAATGTTAAATTAAGATTTTTTGCAAAAGTTTTAACAAAATCTAACTCTATATACCCAATATTTATAACATTACTATAACCTTCAAATTCTATTTTCATAGAAGTATAAATATCTTTATTTCTTCCAATAAAATAATTTATATCAAATATATTTGTTCCTATATATTCATTATAGTTAATCACAAAATTTAAATTATTAACTTGATTCGTAGCTAATTTAGGTTGTATTACAGCGGTTAGTTCTTTTAAAAATAAAGTATTAAAATAAACTGGAAGATTACTATATGTTGAAAACTCACAACCATAATTTATTATGGCATTTAAATCCATATGTTCTAAAAGTGCAACATAAATTACAGACTTCATAAAAATAATTTTAGGTTTTATCTCTGCTCCAAGATTAAAAATTTTACCTTTCGGCGTTAAAAATACTTTTAAATCAATGGGTAAAACAGGCTTTAAATATGCTAATAAATTAGTCTTTAAAACACCACCAACCATAATACCTAAATCTTTTTTATACAACATCCCCAAGTAACCAATTATTATTGCCCCCAAATTTTTTGGTGGTATAGATACTATATTAGCATTAAGTTCTGGCCAAAAACCAGTATTAAACACTATACCCAAGTCATGTTTAGCAAAACCATGTAAAGAAACACCTATATTAACAGGTTGTATAGTATTAAGATAGGATGGTAAATTAAAAATATATGTGGATATAAGATTTATTGAAAGATCTTTATATTGAAATGCTGAAATATAAGCAGGTAACCATCTAGCATTATTATTTGTGAGCATTTCAGCTGATAAATCTATAGTTGGTAAATTTGTAGGAAAAATACCTCTTATATTAATAGTCAATAACATATAAGGTATGGTTTGTAAATAAATATTAAAATCACTATACTCTATTATAGTCGTTTTAAGATAAAAAGATAAATTTTTATTACCAGCGGGGAAAAAAATTTTCAAATAACTACTTAAATTAAAATTTACATCTCTTTTAAATCCTTTAATAATATTTCTAATGTCTTCAAAACCATACCCAATTCCCTTCACAATATTTTTAATCTCTATTATTGAATAGGGTTCTATTGCTTTTGTATACCCAATTATATTTTTATATAAAATTACTTGGCTTTTAATATAATTAAATAAATTTGATTGTTCTTCTATTACTTTTCCACGTATAATATTTCTTATATCTTCAAAATAATTATATGTTTGTTTAGTATATCCATATAAATTAATATACTCCTCAACTACACTTCTAGTAAAACCAATTATATTAATAGACCCAATTGTTGTTCCTTTTATTGCCTCAACAAAATCTACGCTGCTAATTGCTTTCCCTTTCACTGCAAATAATAAATTCTTCTGGAATTGAAATTGTTGCTTAATATAAGACAATAAATTAATATTTTCTTGAGAAGTACTACGTATGAAACTTTGTAGGCCCTTATTATCTACTACTTTTCCTTTTACTGCGGATACCAAATTAATATTAGTATGTTCAAAAATTTTTATTCTACTATTTAAATTTATTAAGCTATTAAAATTTTGTTTTAAATACCCTTGTAAATTTAATGTTCCAATATTACTTACAGTCAAACAGCCTTTTAAATTAGAAGAAATGGTCATTTTACCTTTAATAGATAACTGTAATGACTTAGAAGACTGCAAGTATTTATACCACGAGCCCCTATTACTATCTTCAGCCCACTGAGCTAAATTAGTTTGTGTCCAAATAGTTGTATTATCAGCCATTTATATCCTATTAAATTAATTTTTCCATTCGCCATCTACAATTATATGTGAACTTATTACATTTTTCCACTCACCATTAATAACTATTTTAGTTTCTATAACATCTTCCCATTGAGAATTAACTAATATCTTAAATACATCTTCAGAAGCGATAAACTCCATTTTAATTACTAAAGCATGTTTTCTATATTTAATTTTACTTCCATAAACTCTACGTGCAATTAATAAATGATCGCACAAAAGGTCATCCCGTTCTATGATTAGTGCGTTTCTAATAGCCATATTAATTTATTTCCATCGTAAATTTAAATTTTATTCCAAAACTATCTAAAGATATAAAAGCATGTTTTCTATATTTAATTTTACTTCCATAAACTCTACGTGCAATTAATAAATGATCGCACAAAAGGTCATCCCGTTCTATGATTAGTGCGTTTCTAATAGCCATATTAACTCTCCTTAATCAATAATCTCACTCATACATAAATGGGAACTAAAATTTCTATAAACTGAACTATAAATTTCATAGGTAGATGAATTATCAGGAGAGGTACTCCACAAAGTATTTATAGATAAAGTATCATTATTATTATATGATACTTTTCTTGTTTCTCCTAATCCAGGTCCAGATGTAATTACAATAATCTTATCTTTAAACTTATCAGTGCCCCAACTGTGCCCAATATCAATAATACCAGAACTTGTTGTGGATGTTGGTGTACCACTAAATAACACTTCACCAACACAATATAAAATTGGCTCATACCCTGTAGCTGAGGAGGCTCCCACCGGTGCATATTTTATATATTTACAGTACCCAGTTATACTGTATGGCGTATACTGCTCTTTTAAACCAAATGGTTGAACTATGTATTTATTTAAATAGTCTTCTGGATCTAATTGTGAACTTGTAGCATGAAACCTACCGTCGGATACATATACCTCATAGTAGTCACCATCAATAGTTGATGCACTTCCAGCCCCACATACATAATGGAAACCAGTAGTACTAAAATTATAGTTTGCTGTAGAGCAATAAAAAGTACAGGGGTAGTGACCTATTTTAGCCCCAGAAGCATATGTTCTAGGTGTACTCGTTAATTCTATTTGTGTATCACTTATTATTTCTTTTAATTCTACTGCATCTCTACCTTCTGTACTACTTCCAATTATCATTAAATTTGCACCCGTCATAAGATTAGCTGTGCTATCTACATCAACAATAATATTTGATCCAGAGGATATTCCAGAGGCTACCGTGTAACCAACAATGTATGGTTGCACAAATCCAAACCCGATACACTTACTATTACTCACAATTCCAGCGTGCCAAATAACTATCTCATCTTCATCTCCATAAAGTACTATAGAGTGATTATCTCTAATAGTAATATAATTATATGCGGAATGTGTATAAGTTTTACCTGTACCAGCATGTGTGCTATTGTCCCACCACATATAACCATTAAATTGTAAATATGTTGATATATATATTCGTACATAAGCATTAACAAACTGATTGTCTGACCCTGTAGATGTAAATACTTTCTCAGTAGAGCTTACATCATCATATAATGTCCAACCCATAGTTTGTAAAGATGTTGAAATAAATGATAGTGCTTCTTCGTAACCTGTAAATGAATTTGTATGTAAACAATGGTACGCCATATTATTACTCCTTTAGTTTGTATATTTGAAGTATACAGTACCTTCATCATAGTTTAATGCTGGTGGTGGACTACCTGTACCGTATAAAATTATTGGTTCTTTAAAACCTATCCCACTTTCTGTTGAATTTACAATTAAATATTTTCCCTGCGAGCCGGAAAAAGTTATTGGTGTATCATTTAAATCTATAAAATCTATATCTATTAATCCACCAGTACCTTCTGCGGAACTATGAATATGATCTGGTAAGCTGCCAGAATCACCTGGTTGAACAACTCCATAAGCTACCGATAATAAATTAGAGGTTAATTCATCCTCATTAATTACAACTGTTGTATTTGGAATAAAATAACTAGATGAAGTAACTGTTGAGTATCTTATACCGTCACTACTACAGTTTAATTTTAACCTCCGGCCAGAAATAAATTCTTCAACATGATTATTTGCTACAGTGAATGAGTTGTTTGATACATAAACAGCATCCATATTTTATTCCTTATCCTCCCACCAACATTTTAATTTAGTATTATAAGTTTGATTTCTCTCGTCTGTTGGAACATCTAATTTAACATAAATATTTTTAAAACCACCTTTTGGTATATCTACAAGTTTAATACCTGGAACTAAATTAATTTTATTAACAGTAGGGGTTGTAGAAGCCGAACTGGTTTTTAATGTTAATTCTAATTGATAGTATCTAACTTTATCTAAAAAATAACCATTTAATTGTACTTCTTCCCACTCTATATTACCAGAATTACCCCAATAAGGATCATAACTTACCGGTAATAAATTTGTTTTACTTTCAAACATGTCATCGTTACCATAAGAAAAAAATTTCACGCCCAAAGGTTGGGCCTCGTCTAGTACTATCTCTTTAACTACGCCTTCATTTAATTTTACATAATAAGCTGTTTGTACTGTATCACTATACACAATACAAGAAGAGTGGCCACCCTCAATAGATGTAAAATCTGCGCTGATCTCAACTGAATAAGTTGCTGTCCCAGAACTATCTGTATATCGTAATATTGATTCGTGAGAAAACCATAAACCACCATCTAAATCTGATGCCATCTTTAATACATCCGTAGTCAATGTAATTACTAATTCAACATCGTGATTTTCAGCATATTTAATAATTTCTTTATTGTCTTTATGTAATATCCACACCCCACCATTACCATTAGAAACCATCATCATAGGTTCATCTAATACAGTTTCTGTTATTAAATTACCGTGAGTATCTAAATGGCGTAATTTTCCACGCGCGGTCTGAATATACCATAAGGATGCAGAATAACCTGCACACATATAAGATAACAACTGCCCAAACCCATAACTACTCACACCTTCGTCTTCTGCGGTAACTATTGCTATAAACGAAAATGTTGATGAAAAATGCAAAATTATTTTTTCAGAACTACAATACCCCCAAATTCCATCGTTATTGTCAAACGTCATTATATCTAACATAAAAGGATGATCAGAATTACTTTCAGGATAATCATCAAGCGCTCTTTCTTTTAAATTGCCCTCATAATCATACATATCCAAACCATGCTGAGTTGAACTTGCATATTTATATGAAATCGCCCTATATCCGGTCCTTCTATCAATTGCATAGTCGTATACATGATTCTCTGAAAAATTATACCCATTCATACTACTATTACATTCGTCCGAATCAACTCCATCGGTAAACAAATTAATGGAGCTTAACTTTGAAGATTTTACATAAAAAAGTTTTTCTAATGGAATTGGAGAAATATTACTACTTCTTAAACGCATAGTATTTGTTGTGTTATATAGATTAAACGTCACATTAGTATTATTTTCAAGCGTACAGTCTATTAAGAAATAACTATACTCATTACCATCACTAGTATTAAAAATAGGTGTTTTATAACTACCTTTTAATAATTCATTATTATAACTAAACATACGATCTAGATTGTAATACCTCTGGATATTTGTCCCTATCCACAGGAAATCAAGATTATCCCCTTCGTCAAATACACTCCTTAGAATAACAATAGATTGTTGATTATAATATAGAGTATAGACATCATCAACTATTTGTTGAATAACTTCAAAGTTAAAAAGTTCAACATTATATTTACATAATTCTCCCGCAACTAAAATATATAAATAATTATTTAAATAACTCATATGATATGTATAAGAGTAGGGTGAATAAACAAATGGATCAAGCCATTCTTTATTCCAAGTATTACTATTAATATCGTATTTTTGTACTTTAGTCGAACCATTATTAATCCCATTAAAATAATAAAAACAATTATGATCATTATCATATGTAAACGAAATATGTACGTATGAGCTTTGGCTGTGGTCATATCCTCCACTTAATGGTTCCCACCCAGCAACGCTTCCAGAAATAGTACTATATTTAGCAAAAGAGCTGTCTATACTATCACCACTATATTTACTATTAATAGTATATATATATTCATCCAAGTCCCCACAGAGTGTGTATTTATCGTAGGTATGAACAGGAGTGATAATATTTATTGACTGTAAAACTTCCCAATTATTTTCTGATCCATTTAAATCATACCTGCCAAACTCACCATCATAGTTAAGAAGAACATAAATATAGTTTCCCATTTTGGCAATACTATACGCCCCCGACGATGCATACAAACTTAAAAAATTACATCCTGGATTTATTTTCCCTATAAATTCCCAAGTATCTAAAAAATAATCATACCTATATAATTTTAAATAATAATCTGGTACAACTATATATAAAACTTTTTCTACCTCATCTTTAGCAAAACAATTTGGTCCCCAATTTAATCGTGTAGATGTAGAATCTGGATGTGGTACAGTCCCCCTCATATAGTCTAAATCAATAGCATCTAATATTAATTTATCAACATCTATTTTAGTATTATAAAAACTTCCCATCTCCCATTGATAATCACTAGTAATATTATTACCTTCTATCAATACTCCATCATCTATACCTATATACCCCCCATTACTATCTGTAGATATTTTTAAATAATTGTCCCCAATTTCACCTGTGTATTCTACGCATATATAAGCATCTGTTAACTCATTTACACCATTTACATTTCTATTATATATAGCTACTGTTTGAGGTTGTGTTCGATTAGCATCATCGGATCTGGTTATATACTTTTTATTTAAATTACCATCTTCACCGAACCCAACTGCGTAGTCATCGTTTGAAATAAAATATTCCGAAATATTACAAGTTATACCACTTATAGTAGTTTTAACTTCTATGGGGGCTGAAGGGTAAGGTACTTTCCCATAATAAAAATTATCATTTCCAATATATTTATCCGTAATTAAAGTATAAGAATCCTCTGTATAATCTTTATAATAAAAATTTATACCGTCTAATACTGTTCCTGAAGCTGTAGATGAGTATAAATATAACCTAACCTCGTCTATTTTTATTCTTTTATTAAAATCAGATAGAAACCATAGACTTTCTGTTCCTGATACCTGTATACTTTTTTCAAAAGACATATCATTATCATCTATATATGATATTTCTGTTGTGGAAAACACCCTGCTGCTATTAAAAAAGTCATAGCTTAATTGTGAATTTCTAACTAGATTATAATCCATATAACTATCCTTATTATGTTTTTAAACTATAAGTGTCCAACTAGCTATTAAATTACCAGTCATTTCATTATTTATGGTAGAATCATTTTCTTTATTTGATCTAACATATACAGTTATAGCTTCTCCTGGCTCTATTCCAGGGTATTGTATAGGTAAATTTTTATCGCCCAGCTTTAAAAAATTTTCATTATCTTTAGATATCTCTAAAAAATCATTTGCTACTATACTATCAGCAATTACATTATTATCTGTTTTACAATAATTATATACTTTTATATTAGAAAAAATACCACTACCATCTGTACTAACAGCTGCAAAAGAAGTTGCTGTACCTCCAAAAACTATACTATCTATAGAATTAGATGTTATAGCCCACTTATCAATAACAGAGTACACCCATTCATTATTCATATATAATCTAAATGTATCCGAATTGTCCATTTCTGTACCGTCGTTGGACCATACAATTTTTATAGTTACATCTTGATCTATTCCAATATACATTGGTGAATTTTTTTTATTAGAAATGTAAGTATCTGTTAATAACATCATTGTACCAATTTTACCTATACAAACATTTAACCCTTTTCCAATAGTTATAAGTAAAGTTATAATTTCATTGTTATTTGTGACTATAGATAATAAAGTTACAGCGTTGGTTAAACCAAAACTATTCACACCTATAGTATCAGAAGACAATTTTATATCAAATTCCACTGTTCCGCGCTTTAAAGATAAATTATTTATATTAAAAATTAACGACTCATTACCAGATAGATAAACACCATTATTATTTTTTACAGGTAAAAATTCTGTTCGCTCATGTTTTAAAGTATCTAATACCATATAACATGCTTGTTCTTCACATTGTATAATAAATTTAAAAGAATTTAAACCAAATTTATTATTGAAATCCAATAGACTATCTATACCACTATTAACATAGAAATCATTTATTGGATCCATTGGAAATACCATAAAGTAATCATTAAAATATAATTCAACTTTATTCCACCCATTACTAAGAGTACAGTTACTTAACTGCCAAGTATAATATGTTATTTCCTCCACATCAACTATTATTAAACCTTGATCTAATACACCCGCATTTTCTATACCATATAGAATAAAGCATTCCTCAAGTTTCAAAGCTGTTATATCACTTATATATAACCAAAAAGTTAATTTATCTTTATCTGACCAATATTTATCTTGAGTAAAACAATCACCACCTCTATACCTTATTACATCAAGTACATTATTCCCAGGTAATTCTATTCTTATACCCGCCTTACCCTCTTTTAAATTATACTCCTCCGTAGATAAAACACTGCCTATTGAATGCCACCAATTACTATTATAAGTTGGGGTTAAATCATCTATAGACCTTATTTCTATATACTCTAATGTAAATGATGGTGTTAATACCATATTAAAAAAATTTTTCCAGGCAAACATTACCCATTGTTTATTTGATCCCTGTATAAAATTAATTAGTAAATTTCTTATTCCCCAAGGTTCATCAAAATTACTATTTTGTTTTGCTAATATAGTATAATAACCATTTGTATCAATACCAACAGTTCCTCTACATTCTATCCAATCTAAACTGCTCCCAGTAATAGTTATAATACATTCATAGTTAGTATTACCTTCAAACCAAATACTTATCTTCCTTTCTTCCGTAATATCATACGCTTCAAAACTTATGTTATAAACCCCGCCCTCTAAAAAAAAATTATATTCAAATATATAAGTAATTTCTGACTCGGTAGTTGTACCATCCCCTTGTACCAGGGGCTCTATAATGTCACTAGATTTATCGGAATTATATACCGTCTGTGTTTCATCTTTACTATCAAATAAAATTTTACTTGGGTTATCAAATATGTAATCGGAAAATCTAATATCATTACCGTCTGTGTACCAACGTAAGGTTCTACGACTAAATTCATCATATTGATTACTAGAAAAGTCACCATACCTACTTGCTGGTAAATATGGTTTAATTTCCTTTATATTATAAGGCTTACCAAGATTAAGGGCCATAATAGGGTAATCTGATGTAAATAACAACTCCGCGGTGTCTTTATTACTATATGCTAATTCATCGAAGACCTCATTTATACCTACAGGACTATACTTATGTACTTCTATTTCTCGTAAATAACTACCAGTAAAAACTTCGTATAAACCACTAAGTGGATTAAAACGTGTTTTTCTGTCACCACTCCACCCCTCAAATATTACTTTAATTCTTCTTATAGATACATTATCATAATAATGTACTTTATCATGTACTGTACCAGATGTTTTTATATCATATTGATACTTATAATAAAACATTTTTTTCACTACTTCTCCATCTGCATTTATAGATGATCCCATGCGCTCTATAAAAAAAAATGGGTCGCTACCAGGGCACTCTACTATAGTTCTAAGTTCTGTGGGACAAAGGTATTCAAAATCGTCACCAGAAGATGTGGTAGACCCTTGTATAACATAACTACCATCCCTTTGAAAGCATGAAAAAGATGATGGGGTATCCACACCTAAGCTATAACTACTTAACTCTATACTATCAACCCCCCAATACTCAACATCCTCATAATTTGTACATGTAATAAATAAAGCCCCTATACCTGCTGATGGTATATCATAAAAATCTACATAAGCATAAGCTAACGCTTTATTAGTGCCTTCATCAAATGTATCTATATTTATGTATAAATTCGATACTGCTATAACACTACTAGCTGCATCATAGCTCCTATACAAACCATAGTTACAAAACCCAATTGTAATCTCCGGTAATAAATCCCTATTGGTTATTTGTACATGCAATGTAAGTAACATTTTATTAGTAACTGCTACCCCACCCCTACTACGTGGAGGAACAGCACACTCTATAACCTGAAATTCTATAGGTATATCTAATACCCCATCCAAAAAATTAGCAGTCCCGTCCGCATCCATTGTAACAGGGACATACCCTTTAGGGGTAATCTTATTTATATAATCAGTGTCTGCACTACGTCTTCCATGATACAACTTTATCTCATCAATAATATATGTATCACCAAGATCAATTTCTATGTATGGAAAACTCCCATCTGATAATATATCAAATTCCCAACAACCATCTTTTCCTGTATTATCACCATTGACTACATTTATAGCTTTATAATTAAATTCGTCAGGATAGTTTGTAGTAATAATAGCATGCCTTGCTACATTAGAGGTTTCTTGCATTAAAGTAGTAATATCATATAAAAAAGGCTCCCATTCACAGTTATACTCGCCTTCTGATGTTAATACCTTTGACGTAGTTGGGTACATACATAAATTTTGTATATAAGTACCATAAAAATTTATATCGTTATGTTCTAACAATAATTTTACCCATCTAACATTATCTGAAATAGAATTTATGACTATGGATACAAACTCTATGTAATGTTCATTAAGTACTATAGCATTTTCATATTTTTCAAATATAATATCTACAGAATAAACCTTCTCTTCTACAAGGGTTTCAACTTCATATATAAGTGTATTAGAAACAAAATACTTTATTTTTGTAGGTTTTATCTCTCGCACAATACGAATACTATTTAAAGAAGATTTACTAATACTAGTAGTATCAAAATATATTATTTCTTCTAATGCATATATAGAACTTGTTACTTCATCATCTATAATTTCTATGGATAATTTTAAAATTGATTCTCCATAAGCACCTTTAAAATCTATTGTAGTTCTTCCTTTAGAAATATCAGGGGCTTTACACATTAAATTAATAATAAAATCAATAGCTACAGTTTTATCAAAGTACTTAGTTATTTTAGGGCCATACCAATTTGGAGTATTGTTGCCATATGAGTACACACTTAATTTATTATCTTCTTCTAACAACATTTCATTATTTAATCGTATAAACTCCCATTTGTCATCATAAATACCGTCAGAAAAATCATCTGTAAAATCTATTTGAGACCCCCACATTACCTCATCAGGGCATTCAACTATTGAACTAGAAAAAAACACATTATCAGAATGTATATCTATAAAAGGGGCATTACTAATACTATTCGCGTACCTATTATATCCCCATATAATACTGGTATCTGTACCATAAAATACTTTATTTGAAAACCACCCTATGTTATGTATTTTTTCTATATCAATAGCTATCTCTTCTATACAATCCTCTAAAGTTAAAACCAACCCCCCATTTAACTGTATATTCTTTTTAAAATCGATATGATTAATATGGATCTTCCAACTATCTCTACCAAATACAAACTTGTAACATCTATATCCTTTATCTGGTAAATCGGTTATTAAAATTCTATTATAATAAGTACTCCCAAGACCATCTATTATCCTATAATTAAGAGTTGTACCAGAGTAATTTAAAACATCCGATATGGTATAAACTTCTTCGTACTCGTCGTCAACTGAGTTTCTTCCATATATAGTAATTAACATAGGGTAGGTACTATTAGAAGCTAATATTTCTATTTCATCAAATTTATAAGGTCCATTAGACCCAAAATCACAACTAATATACTCCCCTAAAGTTATATCATATTTAAATTCTATATCGCGTGTTCTATAAGAGTACATAAACTCTTTATTAGCTGTAGTTGGATAAGTACCTTGATTAGATGGGTAACTATCTATATATCTTTTATAATTAAATATCTTCTCTTCCCCCTCTGGTACTGAAGTAAGCATTTCTACATATTTAATTCCATCGTTAGTGAGTGTCTTTCGTAAACGCATTAACATACATTCTTTATAAGTTAAATAACTAAACCCACCACACACAGTGTCTGTGGTATTTGTAGAAGCCAATTGATCATATATATATCCATCTGTACTTTTTCCTACATAAACAATTGGTAAAGTACTTGGTGTTATACCTGTGTCACCCAATCCTAACCAAAAAGCATCTCCATATAATTCTAATTTGGTTAAATATTCTTCTTGTTCGAATTCAATATATAATTTTGTGTGTATATCCATCTCTTTGACAGTTTTTATTGTAACTGATTGTAACGCGCGTTCTGTATATACTAGAGGGCTATCTAATACAGTGGGGCTAAAGGCTTCTACCTCTTCTATCGCCAAATTAAATGTGTCTCGATCTCCATAATGATTACTATTGCCATCAACCCCAATTTCAATTCTACTTACTGTAGTTAATTCGGATTTAGTAATTGAGTGTGACCCTATAACCTTAAAAGAATGGCTATAATACGATTCAGCTACTTCAGAATCGTGTCTATATTGATATAATATTTCATTTTCACTATTGAGTAAGTATATATGAAATTTAGAGATATCTACTACGTAATCACGGTGATAAACATGTTTATCAGATTTATATGTCTCAAAATATGGGGCCGGGGTTTGTTTTATAATTAATTCAAAACCTTTTAATTTATAATCTAAGTCCATAGATATATTTGGAAAATGACAAGCGGTAGACATTTTATTAAAACGTAACCCAGATGTTGTTGGAATTAACATAAAGGTATCTTTTTCTTCTTCACCCATGCCGCAATACATCCAACCATGAGGTTTGTTTTTTTCCCATTTTGAAGATAAAACAGTACTATTAAATTCTTCATGAAATACAACCTCACCTTCTACATCATAATTAATATTATTATAATTAAGAGGTACTCTATTGTCTATTACAGAGTCACTTCTTCCTATAAGTATATTCTTAATTGGTAGTATATCATTAATATAATATGCTTTTAATAATTGTATCTCTGAGATTATAGATGGAGAATATAGACTAATTTCAAAATATTTACCGTAAACAGGGTTGTCAAATGTTAAAACATTTTTTTTCCAATTTTTTCCTTTACCATAATTTATTGCCCCAGTATCTGGTATCGTTTGACTTACATCCCCAGCAACTGATATCGTTTGACCTTCATGCCACCCATTATTATCAATATTATAATAATATTTTTTGCCCACCAAAAGATTTTTTAATGTGTAAATTGGAGCACCTGAACTACATACATTATAAACTGTTTTTATTTCATGGGGTTCGTTATATTTATAAATCTTCCCTCCTGGACCAATAAGAGAATTACTTATATTTTCATAAGAATCTGGAATATTGTGTAAAAGTAGCCTATTAGGGACTTTTAAAATTTTATTTATATCAATATCCAAATCTAATGATATGTCGTATGTATTTTTTAATTTAAATTCTGTAGCTTTATTTATTACAAGGTTTTTAGAACTCTCTAGTAATACAGTTTCTTTACACCCCTCAATTTTTATATTCTTATCTAATTCACAACCTAATTCATTTATTTGAAAAATTGATTGTGCAGCTAAAAATTCAAATTTTACATACCTAGGGCTATCACTTATAACCCCAGTAAACTCTCCATCTGACACTTCAAAAAAATCTACTGTTGACCATAAATCACCATATTTAGAACAAGATACATTTAAAAGCTCACACAAAGAAATAGTATTTTCTGTTTCAAATTCTGTATAAACTTCAATTTCTGATATTTTTGTACTTTTATGGTAGTCACTAAAAATACGAAAACCATATGCATCTACAGAATCAAATTCACACTCATATCCAAACCACTTAGTTTGAGAAACAACTCTTACCGCATCTGCGTTTATACATGTTTCGTATTCAAATATAGGTTTTGCGTATGTTGGATTATCATAGATGTAAACATTATTATCTTTTTCAATAGGCCTGTTATCTAATGTTACTAAATTATAATTCGGTATTCTATTAAAATATGGTTCTAAAGTCGCATTACCAGAAGCGTTGTATGCACCTAAATAATAAGATAATTCCATATTTCTAAAATTATACGGTTCCTTAAAATATATTTTTACTTTGTTTATTGGGATAGAAAAACCATAATCCCAAGTCAAAAATAATGATACTGGGTCGTTTTCAAACATTTCTGGTATGGAGCGATGATCTAACATATACCCCCCCATAGTATCTGAATCTTCTTCTTCCGTAGAAAATTCCTCGTCACCATTTACATAAAAATAAGATGACTCTCCTGTGATCCACAAACCATCTGAATCAACCCCGTATTGATCCCCAACCCCTCCATCCAATGAAACAATAACCCCATCTGTTAAAGCACTCAGCCCGTACCCTTTATTGTTATGTATTACAGCGCCGCCCACCTGTGGGTGCCGATGCTGTTCCTCATAAAGCTCGCATAAAAAACCAATGTCATTACATATTCCAATATTAAAAGTATTATCAGTATTTAATATTGATCCTAAAATATTTATATTTTTAATATTAATTCTATCTCCCAAATCAACATCAAAAATCGTATTAGTTTGTTTAGTATCACTAAAACAAAAATATAAAAACCCTGCTACCCCATAATTTGATAATTTTCCAGGATTAAATGTTCCAGATATTTCTCCATCTATATGAAAAAATACAGCATCTGGTGTTGATTTTTTTCCTGCGCTATAAAAAAGATCAATATTATAAAAACCTAATACATCTCCTTTTTGAACATAAACATTGCATTCTACACTATGAAATATAATCTCTCTTGATAATTGTACTGAGTCTTTAACTTTTAAATTAAATGTATATATAGTTTTATACTTACCATTCTTTAATGGTCTAAGTATAAATACTTTTGCTTGATCATCACTATACACTTTCCCACTAATATGTATATTATGTATTTTACCGTTTGTATTTATAGGGTGTGATATATCTATTATTGTATTTAATCTATTATTCCAAGCAATTTTTTTTAAACCGTCTCCAGTTCTATAATCCATAGTTTCTGAAACAACATTATAATAATCAAGTCTCCCACTGCTAACACTGTAGTTACTTGGGACATGTGTATAGGCTGCAGACTTTATATTACCATCAACCATCCTATTTAAAACATCTACAGTTAGTATAGCACTACTCATACAACTATAGCCATCTACACAACCACTACCTATTTCATAATCTGATATATCCTCGCCCGTGTCATTAAAAAACCCAAGTGTAACAGCTGCATTATTATAGGCTATTTTTATATTACTATCAATACCGATTGCTCCAGAGGTAATCTTTATACATTTATTAATATATTCTACAACTGAGTATGCGTATGATCCAATACCTAAGTCAGATATTTTTTTATTTAAAAGCGCTGCTATTTCAATACCATTAAGATCTATATTATTTCCAAGACTTAAATTTTCATACCCATAATTATTTATATTTATACTAAAAATATCATTTACGCCTGAAATAGTTGTATATGCTTCTGATAAATTTTCTTTAGATGTTATAGATCCAAATGATCCTGCTCCTTTACATGGATGAGAATAATATTGATTATAGGAACAATTTGTATTTGAACAATTATATTTTTCTACACCTCCCAACCCTATAGAAGAAATTGCAAAACTATCTTTTTCCCACCCATCTATAAATGGATAGATTCTTAAATTATTAATCCTGCCAACCCAAGAAGTACTCGGCCCCATATTTAATGTATAAATATGCCATTTTCCATCTGCCACAATGGAAAAATCTTTTTGTTTAATATCATCCCATATACTCTCTTCTATACTTACCCATTGTATACGCCCTGTAGTTAAACTACCTGCACCTTTTAATACATCTAAATTTCTATTGATTACCCTCATAGTTAACTTAATTATATATTGATGCTCTGCTTCTATGTGTATAAAATTTTCTTCTCTGCTTATATAACATTTACGATCTGTTGAGTGCCCAAATAAAAATTCAGACCAACACCCATATAAACAAACATTAGATGTAAGATCCCACCCACGTAGATTCCCTTTTTCAGTGAATTCAAACTTATGAAAATTCAAAGAATCATACATACATTCATAACAATTTTTTATGCTGCGTGCTGATGCTAATATATTAAAAGCCATATTTAAAAATCCCTTTTACTTAACATAATAAGCCATTATTGGTGGTGGAAAAAATTCTGTAGTTAACCCTTTTTCTTTTAATAAATAATAATAAGCTTCTCTCTGTACCTTAAAATTTGTACCTAAACCGTAATCAACTAAATCATCATTATCTGCAGAAACAGTAACACTTATATCATCCATAGAACTTACATCTCCATACATCAATTGTTTATTCTCTTCTTGTGTGCCATACCCATACATTGCTTGATGTAAATATTCTAAAGTCTCTGTGGGCCCTTCTTCTTCTATACCATTACTATTATAGTATGATTCGCGTGATTCTTTTTGTTCATTGATTAAATTTTCCATACTTTCTTCTTGTTCATCTTTTAAAGTATCATATTCCTCATTAAATTCTTCCTCTATAGATTGTCTATTATTTTCTATTGCAGTTTCTTCATCTGAATTTATATCGTCATAATCTTTCCGTCGCTCATTTTCTATTAATTTTACATCATAATCATGTGTTAAAGTTATTATATCTATTTTTTGTGTTTTTTCTAATTCTAAAAGTTCAACACTTTGTCCAGTATCATACTCCATTTTAATTATATACATATTCGGGGACATATGTGAAGCTACAACCTTCCTACGTGTTACATAAAATAAATTTTCTGCTTCTACTTCTCTATACTGCGTTGATATAAGTACTGTCCACGCATTGAGTTGATCTATATTAGTATCTATTAATATGGTTGTTTGTTCTTTAAGTAAATTATATTTCTCTTCTTCATATTCTAATTCCATATCTATTTTTTCATCGCCTTCAAGACTTTTAATACTACCAACGTGCTCGGTATGAAGATCTTCAAGTGCTTTTTTGTTATCTCTATTTAACTCCAATATTTTCCGCTCATTACCATTTCGTAAAGTATCTTGTTCTGAAGAGTGTTTATTTTGAAGAATTATTAATTTTTTATAAAACTCATCATTAGCTCCTAATTCATTTTTATTGGCTGACCACCCTTTAGAAACTGTAGAACTGGCTCTAGATTGAACAGATCCAGCGTATGTCCATATTTCACCCATTAAAGAAACACCAACAATTTTATCTTGGTCAGTATAAGATTTTAATTTATACCCATCAAAACAATCTACTAATCCAGCATCTTGCCTAAAACACTGTCTTTTAATAATCTTATCTAAACCCCAATCAAAATAATAACCATCTGGTTGGATAGGTTCCATATCTAAAGGGGGTATAAGTGGTAAAACCATTTTATTTGTAAAAATACAATTCCACCGTGGAAATTCTATACAATTATCATTTAACACCACTTCCAACCCAGGTGGACAAACAGAGTTCATAGTAAAAAATGTTTCTCCTTTATCTATAGCATCTTGATATAAGTTATTTTGAGCCCCTTCATACTCTTCTAAAGTTGATAAGACCCCATCAGAGTCTTCTTTTTTTAATTCTATATCTTGCACTTTCCCCATCAAACGCCCCCTACATTTATCAATACTAGTGCACTCGTTGGCTGAACCCATATAAAAAACCATACCATCAAAACCATCCGTCTGTGTTAATGTAGAGATTCTATTAAGTCCATTTCCTTGTTTTAAAAAAGCTCGTTCTATATTTGAAATATCAAACTTATTAGGCTGAAAATCTCCAAAGTTACCTGTAGAAATAAAATATTTAGAATTATTTATCTCAATATCTTCATAAGCATCCACAAGCTGTGTATCGTATATATAAACACACTCAAGATAAAAACAATGCTCAGTATATGTAATTGTATCGCTATTTTCAAATGTCTCTAATGTATCTATTAGTCCGGCTGAAATAAGTTCAGAAGATGTAGGTTTCATTCTAAATGAAATGGTTATAGTATCGTTGTAAGTAGCATCTTCTAATAAATTAACTTCCCAATCAAGTATTTTAACCTGATTTTCTTCTATTGTCTCAAAATTATACTCTACAGCACCCTGTTTAGAACCTATAATCTCACCACCCTCGTATTCAATTTTATCTTTCAAAGGAGTAGCTTCAACACAAAATTCAATCCCTTCTGTTTGATATACTACACTGTTATTAACTTTTACTTGTACCTCTGGTACATTATATAAATAATCAACTTTTATTTCTTTAAAAAATTCTGAATCTTTATATTCTTGTTCTTTTTTACATTTAAATTTACATATTATTTTTGAAATGCTGACCTTTTCTTTACATTTAAATGAAATATCTACAATTTCTGAATTACTTTCCCTATAAACAATATTAGGACAATAAGAAAAATTTGGAAACCATTCATTTGGGGTTATTGAAGTATAAGCAGAGTTACTTGCTTCAAGATCGGGGGCAATAGAAACACTGATATCATAAGATTCTATTATTGTATTAATACTTGGTAAATTACATGCATTAAAAACTAATAAATCAATATTTATTCCTCTCTGAAAATAGGATTTATTGCACGTTGCTGGGTTACTGTCATAATAATACCTATCATCTTCAATAGCATCTTCTTCTGGGTCATCCATAAATATATCCACATACCCATTATCAAATAATGTTATATATTCTTCCCAAGGATCTTTAGTACATGTGGTATAAAACTCATATAATTTCCTAATTTCAAAACCAGCTATTGTTCCATCTATATTTTGCATTTCTTCAGGGTCAAAAGTTCCATGTTTACTTACTCCCCTTGGGTACCCATCGTTTAATTGTAAAAAAAACATACTTGGTTGTTCATTTTTTAGTTGTTCATTGTTTAAAAATAAAATTTTTAATTTAGATTCCTTAGTTTCACAATATAAATTATATTCTCTTAATTCATAGTTAAAAACACATTTTGATGCCCCTATAGACAGCCATTCAAAAAAATTAGTTACTTTTCCAGCTACTTCTATATAAGAACCTTTTAACATAGGCTCAAGAAAATTATTAATATCTTCTTTTTTAATTATGTCTTGTTCAATATTACTTTTAAGACTGCTTACTTTAAAAAATCTTTTTACAGGGTATAAACGTTCTTTCCAAACCCACTGTATACTCTCTGATCCACCATCTCCCCCGCCTTCACTACCTTCACCACCTTCTGTAGGTTTTTCTTTAAAAGATAACCAAGAAGTGTTTGGATGATTAGCTTGGGCACCGGCTATATTTGGATAAACTAAACCTTCTGCGCCCTCAACCTCCCCATCGTATGTACCATCGGGGTTCATTGTCCCTAAAAATGTATTACCAAAGGTACAAGCATTAAAAACATCATCAAAAACATACGTTTTAAATATAGGGGCATCAATATCAGCTTCTTCGGGAATATTTTGTACTATTTTTTCTGCAATTGATACACCATCTATACTCTCTGCAGTATATATAGAAAAAGGATGGTAATAAGGAGATTTTAAATCAAAGGTATACTCTTCGAATGGGTAATCAACCAGATTACTATTTAAATCCGATGCTGAAAAAGTATTATATATAGGCATCCATTTACGAAACAAATAATCCTGAATATCTAAATTACCCTTAATTTTTTCTTCTAAAGACATATTACCATTTTTAAACCCCTCAAATGCAATTAAATCTTTATAATCACTAAAATTTACCTCACCACTATCGTAACAAACATTGTCTACGCTCCTATAACTATCCATAACTTCTCTTGTTCCACCACCAAATTTACCATAACTATATTCTTTTGTGTGCTGATTACTCTTAATAAAACCTTGAGGAATATTCATTGCACACTCTTCAAAATAACCTATCCCAATCCCAGCGTAATACATGGTAGCACCTGTAAACATTGGGGGATTTAAACTGACTAAATTTGCCGGCAAATAATTAGCCATACAAAACGTATTTACCCCGCCAAATGCTACGATCGCCCACATAGTAACAGTACTTTTTGGTGTGCATAGTTTACACATATCAAAATAACCATGTTTCACGCTTTGTGGAGTATAAACAACTTCTTCAGATGCAGTTATGGAGGATGATTTAAAATACTGAATGGTGTGTGACGAACTATCCCACACACCCTCTTCATATTTTGTATCTACACTTCCTAAAACCTCTGTTCTATAATATTCTATAACAAAGTCTTCTGCGGGTAAGTTTAACAAAAACAATACATCTGGATCCATGTTATATAAGGCTGTTGTTGGAGAAAAAACAAATGGATGCATTATAAAATCACCAAAACCAGGTATAGTCTCTAATCTGATATAGGAGTCACTTGCTGGTCTTTTTATTATACCAATATGATCAAATCTATAATATTGCAGTGGGATCATATCAAATTCTTCATATTCTGTTGCCCATTTATAAAATATAGGTGCTGCTCTACAAGAAGGATTTCTAACCCAGGTTATCATTTTAGTTCTAGTCACTCCTAAAATTCTACCTGTTTTTTTACTCTTGAAAACTACAGAAATAAGTAAAGTTTCGTCGTTAATAGCAGACAATTGTCCAACCGTATTACTAATAAGTTCAAATTTAGTTTCATCTTTACAAAATACAGTATCTTTACCGCAAACTGCATCATTAGAATCAATATAATCACATTTTGTACCACTTGAAGGCTCATTAAAACTTTTTTTTTCATAGATTTTTATACTTTTTAACTCAATAAAACATCCAGGACCAACAGCATGGAGGGTGTTGACGTCTTTTGGTTTAACAATAATCTGATTAATAGGTAGATATTTTTCAGACCGCATAAAAAGTTCTAAATCAAATGCTTTGTTGTCTGCTACTTGTTGAGCAACAGCCACGCTTTGATCATCTTCATGCTCGATGCTATATTCAAGTTTTAATATTATATCCTCGTCTGTTTCTGCATCACCAATCATCCATGGTTTATATATACTTTGTAATAAATTATCTTCATCTGGTATTATTAACAATAAATAACCACCAATACCTAATGGTATTATATTACCGTCATCATAAGATAAAATTTTTGATGGTAATGTAACTTCATAAGGTATATACCCTACTTCATAAGTCTTACCATCGTATGAATTTGGTATAACATAATCATTGTATACATGTTCTATTTCTGATTTTCCATCCCCAAAAGTTTTTAATTCGAAACAAATCTTTTTATTAAAAGATGTATTTGTATTTTCTGCACCACAAAAACTTGCTGGATAATATGGTGGGTATTCTATTACCCCTTCAACAGAAGTAACATTAAACTCTGTCTGAGCTATAACTACCCCATGATATATTTTTTCAACCTCAACTCGATCATAATCCCAAGAACCACCGCCCTTATCAAAAACTATAATAGTATTGTTCCCAATTATAGTTTTTACCTTTATAAAAAACTCCCCACCATTTAACACACTAATAGGTGTAATATTTAAACCAACATCTTGTTTACTATAATTTATATAAAAATTCAATCTGCTCTCTATTTGTTCACAAATTTCATTATATTTAGTACTTGATACATTTTTTCTAATTTCAAACATAGAAGAATACTGGTTTAATTCCACAGGAAACCCTTCTATATCTATAGAGGATAAATTTAAAACATAGGGCTTCGATAAAAAAAATCTAGTTTCTCCTAAAATAAGAATAGTCTCATCAAATATGTCCACCATTTCAAATATATTAGTTAAATCACTCTCTGAGGAACCTACCTTTTGATCAAATACATTTAGTATTAACGGGGTTAACATTCCGTCTAAGGATAGGTTTTCTATTAACGTAGGATAATCAACGTCTATATCTTCTTCTTTAGTCCCACTATCTATTTCAATGTTCCTAAAAGATAAATTAAAACTCGAAAAATCTTCAAATCCTACCTTGATCACATTTAAAACTGTATTATCTTCTATTACACCTGAAGGAGACATAACTTTTTTTATAATTAAACCAGAGGCCCTATCCCAAGCATATATATCTGGGTTATAAAAGGTGTTAGAAAAAGATTCGGCATCCCATTTATTTTTTCTCAAATAGTATCTAAGCTCTTGTATTTGTTCAGCTCTTACTTTACTACCACTGTGTAATTTTTTATTTATACAATATTCCCATTTTATACCTGTATAAAAAGGACAATCAGAAACAGCACCATTGCACGGTAGTACAAAAATACCTAATTCCTCATCAAAATGTGTGTTTTTAAATTTATCAACCATTGCGTCTGTATGTACGCACATACTTATAGAATTTACCACCTTACCACTATCATCTATAAGAAACATAGATGCCTCAGAATTCCACCAAGCACATCTACCAATAATAGCACGATAATTACATATTTGGATATCTAATGGAATATCCCCAAAATAACTACCAAACTCCATCTCACTAGGGTTATACCCTGCACACTTTATACTTAAACCATCTCCAGATCCATAACCGTTACCGAGCCCATCAGGATCTCCATCACAAAACCCCCATGAACCATAGCAAGTTATATCATCAAAACCCACCCAACTATCATTTTCATCTTTTGTTATCCATTGAGTACCTGTTCGTCTATTAATACCCCCTCTACGTACATCTGGTAAGATACACCTTGGCTCTACCCCCTTACCATTGTATAAATTACACTTTAAATTAGTACCAATTAAATTACAGGTTGGATACTCTGTTGGGTATATCCCATCTGTGCCGCCATGTGTGCATGAAGTACTACTGGAACTCCAATAAGAACACACGGATGACTCTTCTTCATTCCAATATTTACAAACTTTTGTTATTTTTTTATTATCTAATGCCATTTATAAAACCTCTATTTTACAGCTCCCTGTGTGCTCATCTATAACATAAGCCAATTTGTCCTTTCCCTCATACCACCCAACCATTCTTTTTTCTACCCTAAAACTATCGTTATTACCAGGTACCACCGAGACTCTAGTCTTAATAAAATAAGCTTGCTTATTTTCTATGTCCCATCTTTTTTTATCATATATTAAAGATAATTTTATTATATCTCTTTTTGGTACGTCTATCCACTCAACAGTATCCTCTCTTAAAACCCTACCATCTTTTAATGTCGCTGCCCATCCTCTATACATAATGCCTCCTTTATATCTTTTTGCATTATCATTTCTATATTAACTCCAATATTTTGTAGCCATTCAATTTTATAATCTGCGTTACTTTGTTTAAACCCTTTTACTTCTATAAATTTATTTTGCGCTGGAAGAAAAAAATCAGGTGTATAAGTCCTTCTTTTATTATCTTTATCTATATATTGAAAAGATTTACATTCATAATACCAATCTATATTATTTTTATCTAAAATATTAGCATACTTAGCCTCCAATTTAGATCTTAATTTTATTATGCCTTGATTTGGTGATTTATATTCAACCACGGTGCCAAACCTATTTTTACTATTATGATTTATTACTGCTTTTTCAGACACATTACAACGTTTTACAGCTTCATTTCTTATTCTTGTTTTTTCCTTTCCAAAAAACCTATTGAATTGTCGTGTAACAGCGTGCCTCTCCCCATTTATCTCCTCAGCTATATCACTTAGATTCAAATCACTATCAAAATACTGTCTAAACATTTTATATTGATAATCATAATGGGCTTTACATTTTTTAGACTTCATTGTTAAATGTTGATTTAACTTTTCTACCATAAACTCACATACAGGGCAAGGGGCACATTTGCTTAGGTCTCTTTTACTTTGCTCATGACAATCCGTACACAAACCTCCTTTACTATGAGGGGATGCCGTTGTTCCACACTTCTGACATTCTTTATGATACCAAGACCATTGTCCGAAATTACGTTTACTTTTTCCATTACTTAAATTAGTATTAATATCATAACACTTACGACATACCCCTCTTGCTCTATGCGGTGAATTATTAGTACCACATTGTATACATTTTGTATATTTTCGTGCCCACTTCCCAATTTTTTGTTTTTTACGATAATAAATAAATTTTCTATAACAAGATGCGCACAATCCCCTACCTGCATGCTTCTCCATTATAGAACCACACTTGATACATCCATCATATTTAATTGACCATTTATCATTTTTAGGGTAACTTGAAAAACCAGCTCTATTGTGTCCATGTATGTATATATTCCCCAATTTTACTTCTTTACCACAACCGCATTTACATAATTTAATTTTATTAATCATTTCAATACCTTATATCAAGAATAATCGTAATACGCGCGCATATTCACGCTAGAATTTGCTCCGGTCTCGCTAGAGCCTAAATGAATATTAACAAAGATTACATCACTCACTAACCCGAAATTTCCAACAGATTCAGAATCGTCTGCCGTACTAACCTCACTCAAGTTTTCTTTGGTAGCATATAAATAAGGTGGCGGTGTATTACTATCAATATCCGCTGCTGTAACATTTTGTCTCCATTCTATCTTTTCATCTAATCCAGCACCCAACGCATAGTTATCAATGCCTACCGTACCAAATCTAAATTTCGTATCGGCATCCTGATCATTATGATGAACAAAAGTACCATTTGATTGTAATCCAAATCTTACAGTTGATACCTCCACTGCTCCAGACATTACCTCAAACATAACACATTTAACATCCGATTCTGTTGATACTGTAACATTTCCATAATTTAAACTGCTTATACCACCTCCACCATGATCTTCAGGCTCTGGTCCCGCACAATAAACATAAAACTCATCTACAGCTTGTAATTTATCCGTAGAGTCTGTGGGTTCAAATTTTATATTTAAACCTTTAGTTCCAAGTGCTGTATAAACACCGGATACTGTAGCTACTGGGGTATCTGACATTTCTCCTCTATCCGATGCCCAAACATATTTAGCTGTACCCACTGCGGATTCATTATTTGTACCCTCAGCATAATCTGGTTTTCTACATTGTATAGTCCAAGCTGGAGAACAGGTATTAAACACAGCATCAGAAAATTTAACCATTAGACCATATTTACCTATATTAATCCAATGTTCTGGGTACAATAGTTCTACAGGTCCAGAACTATCATCGTCGTCCCCACTTGATGTCCAAGTAATTGTAGGTACATTACCTGCGCCCGCACCCATAGTTGCGCTGGTAGCATTCACAGAAATTGTATATAAGGAGTCTACAGTTGCGTTATAAATACCCCCTGTAGTAATTGTACCGTCATATGTATTACTCCCACCTTTTGTTGGTGTTGCTATACCTCTTACTTCCTCGTGATCATTAGATACTACAATTTTATAAACCTCATCAAATAACCCTTCATAAACACCGGAAACACTCACTGTACCTTGAAACCCATATGAATGTGATGCCAAATTATCGGTTCTTCCACCTCTTTCTCTAGCTGTCCCAAAACCTAAGGTTTCTCCAGCGTCATTTGTATTCCCAGTTGTAACAGCAACAGTAGAAAAAGACCCTGAATCACCGGAGTAAATCTTAAATCTATGACCATAACTTATCCAAGCTTGTTGATCATGTGCATTTTCCCACTTACAAATAGCGTTTGTCCAATTAGTTCCTGTATGTCCAGAAATAGCACGTAATTTTTCCGTTATATCTTTAGCTATAAATCTAGCATCCAAATTAGTACCGGAAACAAGTGTAACATAAGGACCACTTTCACCATCTATAGATAGATATAGTCTATTTGTTGTTCCAGTTAATGTCATTTTATCGCTAGGATCTACGGTCCCTATAGAAAACCCCCTATCACCCCTACAATTTGTACTTCCGTCATGTGCTACACCTACTGCATCTATACCATATTTTACCCATCTTGATACCGCACCCATAATTAATACCTCCTATTAAATATTATTTCTATTTATAATTATATCTTTTATTTAAAATCGCTTTGTACCACGCTTCGTGCCAATTTCTATTTGTATTAGCTCTAGAATTACAAGATCTGCAAACAGTGATAAGATTTTCCGCCCCGCAAGATTTTTTGTTATAATCTATATGGTGAACCGTTAAATCCTTCGGGGTTTTTGACAAACAACATGGATTTAAACATTTAAAACCATCTCGTTCTTTAACAAGTTCTTTTAAATCATTTGTCCAATCTTGACAGTAGGATTTTTTTGAAATACCACCTTTCCAGTTTGGATGATTTATACCAGACATTTTTTTTGACAAATCTTCATGGTGACAATAAGGACACCTCCAACCACTTTTCCAATTGTGCCAACTTATACTGTGCTTATGTCCACGTTTACAAATATAATCTAATTTTTGATCTACATTAATATATTCTGTAGATTGTATATAACACCCTTCTTTTCTAAATTCTTTTTTTATACCATTAAAATCTAAACGTAATCTTTTTGCCCTATCAATATGATAACACTTAGGGCATCTTTTTTTTGACTTCCAATCTGACCAAGTAACATTATATAAATGACCTCGTCTACAAATACATCTTAACTTATGCTTGCTATTAATATAATAGTTAGTTAATAGTATGTAACCTTCCAACTCTATATTTTCTTTTATATATTCGTATGTTAATTTTTTCATTCTAAAGGGTTCTCTATAGTAAAGGTATATATGTAATCAGACTTTACATTCCCAGAAAAATCTTTTAACCCAGAAATTCCTATACGGTAAGTTCGACCATAAAAAAAGAATGTATTTTGTGGATATAAAATCACAGGTAAATCAACTCCTATTACTGGATTTATATACGCCCCTAAATCTTTACCATAGTAGTCTTTTGTTTCAAATTTATAAGCAACTGTAGAAAATTCAGGACAATCCATTACATTGTTTACTTTTGCCCATATTGGAATATATTTTTTATTAACAAAAGTAACTACTTCATGCAATCTAATATCGGCACCATATAAAAATTTATAAGAATTCTCTAATATATCACCATAAAAATTCTGTGCATGTACATCCATTTGAAATTCTAATAGAGTACTAAAATTATCTATTGGGTCATAGCACATCCTGTATCCACCATCTATAGTAACAAATGTAGATTCAACCCTTTCCCCATCAACAGAAAAATAACAGTTACCTGTATCAATACTACAAAATGTATCTATTATATCTATCCATGCTGACCCTGACGCAGTAGTAACACTCCAATGATCAGCAAAAAAATCACCAAATTCTAAACTCCATGTACGTATGTCACAATTAACCGACCCACTAATATTAACTAAAGACGAAAATCCGTCCATTTGAATATAAGTTTGTCCACCAGATATAGTAGTAATATCCGATCTACACCCACCAACAACCCCACTCTCAGTACAATAAGAATCGTATAAAACCTCTCCATTCAAAATTAACCCTGAAGAAAAAGCATCCAACTGTGTATTAGCTACTTTACCAGGCCCCTGTTCAAAATCCATACCTATACCAACTAAATCCAATATCGTAGAGTACTGATCCATAGGGTAATTATAATATTTATTATTAGATATATATAAATCTACAGGTACATCAGTTTTAACATCTACTGCGTCTATATAAATATGAAATATATTTTGTATATCGGTAAAAGAAGCATCATAACTAGTACCTATATATGAAGAAACATCTATATCTTCTGTACCAAATATGTCTCTATAGATTAAAAATGTAGATACATATGAAATAACTTTATTAGTAGTGATAGAAGTACAAAAATTTACTTCTATAGGCACTGGTGTATCCATAAATAGATCATCCATAGAAATATCTACTATATGGTTAAAATTTGAACTTTTTAATACACCACTTAGAGTTGCTTCAACCTGAATATCATAGGTATCAATAGCATCAACTAAACTAATATATAAATCATTGTTTATATTAAATATACCACTTTCAGAACTTTGTATTCTAAAAACAGATGGTAAATATGTAATAGCATCTATACTATCATTTACATCAAAATTAACGTGTATATTATTTTTATATTCTGCCATAAACCACCCCTACAAAGATATAATTAGTAGTGAATCTAATTATTATTAAGTATAGCTATAATGGAATGTAGTTACAAAATCATAATTTCCAGCAGAAAATGTATCATCAATACCGGCCAATCTTGGAAGGAATATTAAATACTCACCATGTTCATCCCCTGTTGGCCCTCCGTTAGGTATGTGTATAAATGTAAAAGTACCATAATAAGAATCGTCACCTTTTAATACTGTATCCACGCCTACTGGATGCACTATGGTGTCTGTATGATTTCCTGATAATGGTTCTGTTTTTGATCCCCCTATTGATTTATAAGCTGCACAAGTAACTCTATAATGATCTCCGTTTAAAATTTGATTAGCAGTAGTAGCATGTGTCTCATCATCCCAAGCTGTTAGTTTACAGGCATATGCTTCTCCATTTGTGGCTTCGAATATAATAGTATTTTTTGCCCCAGCCCAAATATCATCATTACTCAAATTATTTTCCCAGGTATTAAAATAGCTAGTAACTGAAACTATACTAGTACCAACAACCTCGCTAAAAGTCAAATCATAATTAGTTTGTTCTGATATAATAGCTAAGTTATCAACAGAATATGATCTTAAACCAGAACCTCCTGCCACATATAAATCAGAACCGGTGTCATTAGAAACAAAATTCTTATTAAGATCATTATATGAAATATACCCATCTATACGTAACCATAAATCAGTAGCTACCCTGTACTCACTAACACTAATAGTATCTATACTATATATTTTACCATTACTATCAGAAGTTCCTCTAGACGTTAATCCTGTGATTAAAGAATCATATAATAGTAACCCGGTATTTGGTACCCATTCATTTGTAGAGATTTTATATTTCCAAAAATGACCATATCCTCTACCGCGAGTTGCATAAATGTAATCCCCTCCCCATACTGGGTAGTGAAAACCACAATTAGAAGTGAAACTACTTGGAGATCCAGTCATGATACTCCACGAACCACCAGACACATCATATTTCCACAGTGCTGAAGAATCTTTCCCTTGTATAACATAAATACTATCATTAGACGATACATAAACTCCTTGAGCATACTCTGATAAGATACCAGCCATACTATCTAATTGTGACCAAACACCAGATTCTGTAGTATATTTATAAAATGAGTTATAACCCGCACCTTTCAATAAATATAAGTCTGTATCATCGCTTAATAAAAATGTATGTTCTTTTACAGTATATTTTTGATCTGTATTAAATTCATCGATTGCTATACAACCATCTACAGACCAAACTTCTGTACCAATATTATATTTCCATAATGAATTTGAATAAACACCTTCTAATAAATATATACTATCATTCAATTCTGTTAAATTAGTATAAGCTGTGTCTGAAGATTCTCCAGATAATAAACTATAAGAAGTAGAACAATTAGTGGATGTCCCTGAGGCAGTTAAATTATATAAACATAAATATGTGTCTATAAAATTATTTTCCCTATCTAAAAAATAATAACCATTCCCACCACTAATAGTAGTAATAGAAGCTACCTCTGGATTTATATTTTCTTGCGTGGGAAAAAAAAGATCTTGTGGATTTATAAAACAATCAGCAGATGAATAATCTCCTTCTTTAATTATATCAATACCACTTTGTGTAACATCATGAAAAGAGTATAAAAACTCATTATCAGTACCATTTAAATTATAATGACTTAAAGTAGAAATACCAGCCCCATATAGTCCACTACATGTTGTGTCCTTACCAAAAGATATAAAATTAGTTATATCTGCTGCCGATATATCTTTATATAAACCCTTATCAGTAGCAACCCCTGTAGAAGTATCAATTTCTACACACCTTAAACCTACAGTACTAGAATCTCTAGCTGCAACCCACATATAGTATTTATCATTATACTTCCAAAAAGAAGGTCCATACCAAACCTCATCGTGCCCTGAAAGTGTAATAGATATACCACCATCCCACGTATTACTCAATACATTATACTCATATAAAATTGAATTTCCAGCTTTTAAAAAATATATTTTATTCTCATCATCAAAACTTCCTATGAATGTATAATTATCTGCGATAACCGGTAGATTAAATAGATTAGTCCATATAAAACTGACAGTATCATACTCCCAGAATACATTACTACTATCACCTTTTATACAATATATTTTTGTTCCTATTTTTAATATCGAAGGGTAGTCACCAAAATTATCTGGTGCTTCTAAATAAGTGTCCCAAACATTTTTTATAACGTCGTAAGTATAAATATCCACTGAATTTGGTGCTGTTCTATAAATAACATTGATATCCCCATGAATTGCTCCGCCCTTTTTTACATTCTCTTTTATAAACCCTAATAGTTGCCCGCCAAATGTAGTTATAGTTCCAGAAACTGCGGTATCTACAATACCATATTCATCTTTATTATAGTTTACTACTTGCCCGCCAGAAAATATCACAGGATAATTAGAAACAACACTCACAGTCATATCACTATTAAAATTAAAAGCCTCATCTTGATTCATACTTAATTTGGCAAAATATGTTGCCTGTTTATCTGGGGGATCTTCATTCCAAGATATTCTATGCATTAGATCAACGGCTTCAAACCATGACCCTATAAAATCAGAACCCGGTAAAATATGTGATCTAGTTCCAGCAACAGCAGGGCTATCTATATTTGGAGATGTAAAAACAATTTTTGCTATTGTATTATATTGGTCTGTTGTACTATTCCAGAAATTTTTGGTTATTGATATAGTCATAAAAATCCCTCTTATGCGGCAGAAAATCTCCATTTTGGAGAGTCTATTACTTTAACCTCTTTAGTAATAATTATGTCGCCTATTTTATATTTTGTAATTCTATCCTGCTTCAAAACAATTCTATAATTAAACATTTGGTTATTTCCCATACATTTCACATTTATATTATGAAATATTCTATTGCCCTGTAAACTATCACTAACTTCTATTAGTGGTAAATATGCTTTAAATTTTGGTATTACTATTAAATGCCCTGTGGATAACTCATACATTAACATTTCTATGCCATCCTTGACACTATCCCAACCAGTATCAAATAGATTACTACCGACCATTTTTGTACCATCAGGGTATGTAACTATTAATCTAGACTTAAATGGATTTATAGAAACTAATGTATTGTGGGAACCAAAAATTGTTCCGTCTGTTGCATCCATTCTATTAAAATGTTTTAATTTATCTGATCTATTAGTTAATTTATTGTTGTTAATTAATTCATATTCTAGTTCCATATTTATACCCTCTCCTGTATATTATTGCTTTGTACCAAGCTCCGTGCCATTCTCGATCTGTATTTGCTCTAGAATTACAAGATCTACAAATCGTAATAAGATTTTCAGCCCCACAAAATTTTTTATTATAATTAATATGATGAACCGCTAACGTTTTATCTTTGCACCGACAATCGGGGTTCATACATTTATGTCCGTCACGTTCCTTAACAAGTTCTTTAAGATCGTTTGTCCAATCTTGACAATAAGGTTCTTTTGAGATGCCACCTTTCCAGTTTGGATTACCGCTACCATAATTACTTATATTAGCACACGTTGGGCATCTTTTTTCTTGTTGCCAATTGTTCCAAGACATGGAATGTTTATGACCTTTCGGACAAATATATTCCAATTTTTGATGACTATCAATATACATTTTAGTTAAAAGTTTATAATTGTACTTTTCAAAAGATTTTCTAACAGATTCTATTCCATTTTTCATTGAATTAATAAAACATGTTGGGCATCTTGTTCCTTGTTGCCAATCATTCCACGTTATTGAATGTTTATGGCCATTCGAACAAAGATATTCTAATTTTTGATACGCATTTATATATTTTTTAGTTAAAAGTTCATAA